ATTGTGAAGAAATAGATGCCGTATATCGGAAACTCAAAGACTATGAGGATGCCGAGGAACAGGGCAGAATGATTATTTTCCCATGTAACAAAGGAGATAAAATCTATGAATTTTATCGCGAATGTGCAGAATGCAGATTAGAAGCCGGAGAGACACCGGAAGATATTATCAGCATGAGGAGAGTTCGTTATTTTGGGTATGATGGAGATGAAGCATACATTTACGCGTCACAAGCATTACCTGTTCGACTTTTTAATAACGATGAGCCATTTTGTATTCCGGTAAGTGAGATAGGAAAAACAGTATTTCTCACAAAATCCGAAGCCGAAGCAAAACTGAAAGAATTGAGAGGTGGAGAAAATGGATAAATTTCTTAAAAGCGTAAGCGAGTGTGACTTTGACAGAAGAATATCGGAAGTTGTTGAAATGCTTGAAGAAAAACAACTCTACGGAACTATTAGTTTGATAAAAGATTTGAAATATTATCTTGACTTAGCTACGAAAGAAAAAGCACACACTTGCAACTGTCAGCACAACAGCAATTCAAGAGATGATGAGCCTTGTTGCGGATGCGATAGCAAATTTTCAGAAAATGATGATACAAAAAACAAAGTTACATCTCTGGAAATTATCGTAAGGGTGATAGACAACAATCCATATTACGAAATCAAGTACAAAAAAGTCGGCGAAGATTATTACCATGTAGGTTACAGTTCATTCAATATTGATAATGTATTGAAATGGCGTGATGAGTGTTTTGAACTTGTTGATGCGAAAGCGACCCATGCCGACAGGATAAGGAATATGTCAGATGGAGAGTTAGCAGAGGTGATGCCTTGTCCATACATGAAAGACCCGTACGATGAGTGTGTTCATGGTTGGCATGATTATGATTGCAGTAAATGTAAACTTGATTGGCTTCAATCAGAAGCGGAATAGAGGGGTAAAAATGAATAAAGTTAGATTTGAGTTTCATCTTGCAGTAATAAAATTTTATTTTTCGATAATGAATTTATTATATGAAAGATGTTGCGAACACATTATTAAAGCTGAGAAAATTCTAGAGGAATTAGAAAGGAGAGAGCATGGAAGATAGATATTTATTCAAAGGCAAAGAAAAAGATAGTGGAAAATGGTTGGAGTGGAATGTAATGGAAGGAATCCCACATAATGTAACTATTTTAACTAATACAATCTGCTAATGCACAGGGCTGAAAGACAAGAATGGCAAGCTGATTTGGGAGAATGATGTTGTAAAAATAAATAATAGCAAGGTGAATACGCTTATAACATTTAGAGATTTTGAAATTATATGTACAATTCCTAACGAAAAATATTATAAGCATAGGCTTGAATATGATACTGAATATGAAGTTATTGGCAACATATTTGACAATCCGGAGTTGTTAGAAAGTGAGGAATAGCATGGGCGGAAATGTAGTAAGCAACCTTTGTTCATTGCCAGCAACGGATTTGAATTTTACATCAGAACTTAATCGGGCAACGGCATATCAGATTAAGCAGGCAATCGAGACAATGAAACAAAACGGTGGGAAAAATAAAGGCAGGATTAAAGCCTGTGAAAGAGAACTGGAAAACAGAAGACTTACGAAAAAAGATAAGCATGGAAAGTATGTCTCTAAGGAGCATTTAAGCATTCTTTGTAATACATTTTCATCGGAACATAGGCTTAAAGCCATTCTGAACAAGCTTGGGGAATACGAAGATGCTGAACGGCAGGGGTTGCTTTTACAGTTACCATGCGAGGAAGTGAACAGAATGGATAACAAGTGGATTCCATGTAGTGAACAGATTCCGGAAGAACCGGAAGAAAACCCATTGTTTGATGGAAAATGTTTGGAAGTATATTTGGTAACAACAAAATACGGAAGTAGTGAGCAGGATAAGGTATATCCGTTTAGAGCGTTTTGGAATGGAATTAATTTCACGGATGGAATGAATATTCTGGACGTTATCGCTTGGATGCCATTGCCAGAGCCGTACAGAGAAAGCGAGGAATAGCATGGAGAGATTAACAGAAAGCAATCCATCGTGGATTGATGATGAAATGTGGGAAAGGGCATGTGAACCAGATTGTGAAGAAATAGATGCCGTATATCGGAAACTCAAAGACTATGAGGATGCCGAAGAGCAGGGATTACTTCTGCGGTTGCCGTGTGGAATTGGCTCAGATGTATATATAATTCCTAGCAAAATCAATTGTGAATTAAATATTTTAAGTCTGCACCCGGAGAACAACAAAGTTTATCATCAGAAAGTAGCCTTGATTACTTTTACAGAAAAAGGATGGTACATGGAGTGTGATAAGGATCGAGAATATGCTACAGACCGAATCCTGTCAGAAAAAATGTACAAGGAAACCTGGTTTTTATCACAAGAAGAAGCCGAAGCCAAGTTGAAAGAAATGGAGAAAAAATAATGGGATATATCAGAGTTCTGGAAGAAAAGCAAATTGAAGAAAGATGTTCCAACTGTCTGTATTGTGGTTCGAATGGTGTCACATGCGCAAATGCAAATAATAGTGGGAAGCCTATGGTATTTGTTAATGGTGGCAGGGCGTGTAAATGGTATTGGCTGAACCAGAATAAATACAGGAGGATATAAACGATGGAGAATAGATTTTTATCCCGTGGAAAGCGGATTGATAATGGGGAATGGGTGGAAGGATATCTGTCATACCCATTTTGCACGGAAAAGGGCAACGAAAGTTATTATTTCTACGCAAAGGATAGTTTGGGTTTCTTCTGTCGTTGTGTTGTAGATGCATCTACTATCTGCCGGTGCACAGGACGTGAGGACATGAACGGTAATCTGATTTTGGAAAATGATATTGTTGCTTATTGTGACACATACAGTACAGAAAGTGGACTGTCAGAAGCTGATTGCATTGGTGAGGTTTTGTGGGATGACGAAACAATGTCTTTTCAAGTTACAAACAGATTATCTGCTGAAAGCTATGAGGTTTTGGATGAATGTAGTGTTATCGGCAACATATTTGACAACCCAGAACTGTTGGAAGTGTAACTATGACGGAGAATGAAGCAATCGAGATTGCGAAAGGCGGTGGAGTGGATGAATAAGCCATGTGAACATTGCGACAAGGCAGATTGCAAGAAATATAAGAGTGACTATTTTAAGTGCGAAAAACCTTGTGAAAGAGCAAAGATGTGCAAAAGGAATGATGAACAGCTTTTGAAAATGTTGAGAGGAGGTGTGGCAGATGGAAATTAAGCCGATTTTATTCAATTCCGAAATGGTTCGGGCGATTTTGGACGGACGGAAGACCTGCACCAGACGTGTGATAAAGCCACAACCACAATCAGGGCTATGTTATACATATGCAGGTGGCCACAAGGATTGTATAGGAAAATGGACATATCCAAGCAGGGGAGTACACAAACTTTGGGGCGAAGAATATAAGCTTCCGGAAAATATAAAGGATGAGGAATTAAGCAAACGATGGAATCCGCCATATCACACGGACGATATACTGTACGTGAGAGAAACATGGAGCGAAGGATATGAAGATGGAACATATATTTACAGGGCTGATGATAAGCTGGCAGACTTGCCTACATTTAAGGAATCATCAAAACTGATATACCGTCCGTCCATTCATATGCCGAAAGGAGCGGCACGTATCTGGCTCCGGGTTACGGATGTGAGGGTGGAGCGGTTGCAGGATATTGACGGAAAAGGGTGTGTGAAAGAAGGAATTGAAGAAGAACATTTAAAATACGTCGGAGACGAGTTCGTAAAAGGTATGTTTCATGACCTTTGGGATTCAACCGTAAAGAAATCCGACATTGACCGCTACGGTTGGGATGCGAATCCTTGGGTATGGGTGATCGAATTTGAGCGGTGTGAGAAACCGGAAGGAGTGTGAGGTATGAGTAAAAGCAGAGCTAGTAAAATGAACGGCTATCGTAGCATGGTAATCCGTCAGAAGAATGATGTTTTTAAGTTTAAGTCTAAGAAGAAAAAGAAAGGGTGATACAGAATGAAGATTTTAAGCAAGAAGAAATACAATAAACTCATTGAAGATTTTGAGGAATCGCAGAAAAAGGTCGAGGAACTCAAAAGGATAAACGAGAGTATCGGGAAAAAGCTGGAAGATAAAAAGACAAGTTGCAAATTGAACAATGGCAAGGATTTCTGCTTTAAATGCGAAAACTCTTACAGATACAAGACATATTGGGGAGGAATGGAAACCGAAAAATGCGGTTGCTTGCTTGATGTACCTTGTGAGGATTTTAAGAGAAAAGAAGATAACTAACTAAAAATCAAAGAAAGGAATAGGTTGTCGCGACATAAAACCGAGGTTTCCTTTTGGTAGATTTAGAATGAAAGTACATTGTTTATTTGAACAGTCAGGAACATTCAAGAACGCTTTCAAGAAGTATGGAATTGAAGCCTACGACTATGATATTCAGAATGAATTTAACGAAACCGACTATGTTACTGACCTTTTCGAAGAGATTGATAGGGGGTATCAAGGTGAGCCGAGTTTGTTTGATAAGATAAGTCTTGATGATTTGATATTTGCATTTTTCCCTTTCACTTATTTTTCAGACCAGGGATTGAGGCATCTAGCTTGCACGGCTTATCAGTACAGGAATTACACTATTGAGCAAAAATGTGAATTGGCAATGAAACGGCATAAGGAACTTGATTTGTTTTATGAAAAGCTGAATAAATTAGTGATAATTTGTCAGCGAGGTCATTTGCAAATTGTAATTGAAAATCCATTGAATACAAGTGGATTACATTACCTTACAAACTTCTGGTGCTTGAAGCCAAGTGTAATTGACAGGGATAGGACACAGAATGGGGATTATTACAAGAAGCCCACTCAGTATTGGTTTATTGGATTAAATCCTAAAAACAATCTTGTTTTTGAACCGTTGGAACAAGTAGAAAGTATGCCGCCAATACAATATATTACAAATAAAAACCCCTTGGGTATAGATAAAAAAACAGCAAGGTCAATGATACACCCACAGTACGCAGATAGATTTATCAGACAATATATTCTTGATAAGGAAATATGGAGTCAGCAATAGTTTTATAGATTTTATCAATTATTATTATGTTTTTAATATTGAAAACATATAAATATCAACAAATAAAATAAGGAGAAATGGCTTATGAAATTTACAAAATTCATTAAGCCAGAACTTGAATACATTAAAGAAAATGCCAATTTCACGGAAGAAGAGGAGAGAATTTTCTCTCTTCTCTGCCGTGGTTTTTCACAAAAGCAAATATCCACAAAAGAAAATCTATCTCTAAGAACGATAGAGTACAGAGTGAGAGATATAAAAGACAAAATAGAAAGAACGGGGGTATTTGATTGGATGAAAAAGAACTGTTGAAATATGCCGTTGATAGTGGTATTCTCGACATAGCACTTGTGCAGAAACAAGTCACTATGCAAAAGAGAGAAAAATTACTCAACAAAAACCCTTATAAAATCTATCAAGGAAAGGATGAGAACTGGTACTCATATCTGCCGGACGAAGTAAAAGGCAGACGCAAAATCAAGGCAAAGCGCAGAGAAGCGGTCGAGCAGAAAATCATTGATTATTGGAAAGAGAAAGAGGATGACCCCACGATAGAGGAAATCTTCAACCGTTGGATTTCACAAAAGCTGGAACTTGAAGAAATTAGCAGGGCAACCTATGACAGATACTTAATGGACTTTCAGAGATACTTTGATGGTATCAAGGATAAGAGAATCAAAAGTGTAGACGAATGCGACCTTGAAACGTTCATACGAAATAGCATCCATGATTTCAACATGACTTCCAAGGCGTTCTCAAACTTCCGGACGCTAATCTATGGAATTTTCAAGTATGCCAAGCGGAAGAAGTATGTTAAGTTTTCCATTACATACACGCTGAAAGACATGGATATATCGCCAAAAGCGTTTAAGCACGTAGTCCGGCAGGCAAAAGACCAAGTATATATGCCGGATGAAAAGGAACGCATGGAGATGTACTTAAGGAATCACTTGGATATCGTAAACCTTGGATTGCTATTCATGTTTAAGACAGGAGTCCGTGTCGGGGAATTGTCGGCATTAAAGCGGAAAGATGTTGAAAATTACACGGTTGCAATCAATTCTACAGAAACACGCTATCGTGATGATGATGGTTTTCACTATGAGGTTAAAGATTTTCCGAAATCAGAAGCCGGATTGCGATTTGCCATATTGCCAGATAAGTACAAATGGATTCTTGATGAAGTACGAAAGAGAAATCCCTTCGGGGAATATCTATTCGAGAGAGACGGAGAACGTTTGAAATCCTACAATTTTCGTGAACGTTTGCGGTACATATGCGAACATGAACTTCGAATGAAAGTGAAATCTCCGCACAAAATTCGGAAGACATACGGAAGCATTCTTCTTGACGGAAAAGTGAAAGAGTCCACAATTCTTGATACTATGGGGCATACAGACATTAGTTGCACAAAAGATCATTATTATTTTGACCGCACAGGAATTGAGGAAAAGAGACAGGAACTTGACTTAATAGAAGCATTATGAGTCCCTAGTACTCAAAGGTACTCAAAGAAAAATTGAAAGAATGGCTATTTTAAGCCATTTCAAGACAATTACTTTAGGGTTCGATTCCCGTACGGACTGTTTTAAAAGTCGCATAAACACTGTGTTTGCGGCGTCTTAAAAACTTTGGTACTCAAAATGGTACTCAAAAACTGAACACAAAAGAAAGGAGTCTGCACAAGTGCTATAGATTCTTTTTTGAAAATGGTAGACTCGGAACGCTTTGGGCGTTCTTTTTTTATGCGGTTTTTCTGCTTATTTTTTGCGGAAGAACCGTATTTTTTTATGCAAAAATATAAGCATAGGAGGGATGCGGAATGTTATTTACGGATGAAATTCTTGAAAAAATCTTAACAAGAGAAGATGTGTCAAAGGTTCCGCTCGTGTACCAATCAGCAATGATTCACGCAATCAAGGAAGTATTGGAGGAAGAGAATGTATCAGATGCAAAATCAGAATATGGCATTTAACCCAAACCCAAGCTATGCCGCATATCAGTACAACCCAATGCAGAGGTTTCAACAACCAGAGCCACAGATTCCGCAGATGCAACCGCAATTTCTTGGAATCCAAGGAAAAGTAGTACAGTCGGAATCAGCAATCATGGCAAATGATGTACCGATGGACGGAAGTGTTGCGTTTTTCCCAATGCAGGATATGAGCGCAATCGTAGCAAAACAATGGGATGCCAATGGAACAATCAGAAAGACCGTTTACAAGCCTTTTAATGAGCAGATGGCAGATTCTTTGAGTGATGATAAAAAAATCGAAATAGGGCTATCTGACGATGCTACAAAGGCTATTACTGACAAATTGGATTGCTTGTTTGGAAAGATGGAAGAGTTGGAAGATAAGTTATCTTCGCAAACGCAAAGAAAATCTTCACGAACACAAAAGGAGAGTGAGTCTTAATGAATCCTATGCAGATGTTACAGGGAATGAGAAACCCACAGCAGTTTTTACAACAAATGATGGGGAATAACAGCGTAATGAGCAACCCTATGGCGCGCAACGCTATGCAGATGGCGCAGAAGGGAGATTCCAAGGGCATCGAGCAGATGGCTAGGAATTTGTGCAAAGAAAAGGGAATTGACGCAGATAAGGCTTTTGAGTCGTTTAAAAGCCAATTAGGAATGTGATACTAATTCTTGCAAGATTATGTATATAAAAAATGAATTATGGAGGTAAATTCTATGTTTAACACAGGTAATTGTGCATCCGTTCCGCTTGTCGCGAACATTGACGGAAACGGAAATAACAACGGATGGGGCGCAGAAGGCTCATGGTTATGGTTCATTATCGTTATCTTCGCTATCTTCGGATGGGGTGGATTCGGTAACGGATTCGGAGGAAACGGAATGAATGGTGGTGTCGGAAGCGAAATCCAGCGCGGATTTGATAATCAGGCGGTTGTGTCAAAACTTGACGGCATTACAAACGGACTTTGTGACGGATTCTATGCAGTGCAAACCGGCATGAATGGCATCAACACAAACATTTTGCAGACCGGGTTCGGCATTCAGCAGGCTATCAATGCTGATACAGTCGCTAATATGCAGAATACAAACGCATTACAGTCACAGCTTGCAAACTGCTGCTGTGAAACAAGAGAAGCTATCCAAGGCGTAAACTACAACATGGCAACTAACACTTGCGCTTTGCAGAACACCATGAACAGCAACACGAGAGACATTATCGACAGTCAGAATGCAGGAACACGCGCTATTCTTGATTATCTCTGCAATGAGAAAATTTCTAGCTTACAGGCAGAGAATAGCGACCTTCGCAGAGCGGCTTCACAGGATCGTCAGAGCGCATTACTTACAACTCAGATGGCAGCTCAGACACAGCAGATTATCAATGCAGTAAATCCGGCTGCTATCCCTGCATATGTTGTACCTAATCCAAATGCTTATGCATATGGATGCGGATGCAACACCGGATGTGGCTGCTAAAACTAAATAATTGAGTATCTTAATTGAGTTTAACTCAATCATGTCTGCTATGCAGTATTACTTATAATCAAAGGGCAGACTATAATGTTTGCCCTTATTTTTGTGAAAGAGAGGTAAAAATAATGGAAGTAACAGGAATTGCATTACAAACCGTTGCCGCTGGAGAAGATGTTGCATTTACAGAAACAGCAGTGAACGGAACAAAATGTATCGTACACAGACAGGGAAGCGGAATTATCAAGTTAAGAGGTATCACAAATCAGTGCAAAGCTAGATTCCTTGTGTCGTATTCCGGCAACATTCAGATACCTACAGGCGGTACAGTTGGAGCTATATCACTTGCCATTGCAGTAGACGGAGAGCCTTTACAGTCAACACGAATGATAGTTACTCCGGCAGCAGTACAAAATTTCTTTAATGTATCAGCGCAGGCATACGTTGATGTGCCTTGCGGTTGTTGCAGTACCGTAGCCGTGCAGAATACATCCACTCAGGCTATCGAGGTTCAGAACAGTAATTTGATTGCAGTAAGGGAGGCTTGATATTATGCATAAGTTTGCTAAACAGATTATGGATTGCGTGAAAGCCCACGTCGACGGCATTGGAATTGAGAATTTTGAGGGTCAAAACCTTGATGATCTCAAGGATTGGACGGAGATTGCAAAGAATATCGTATGCTTTGACAAAGACTATAACATTGTTGAAGCCATGAAAAAGTCTGAAGATGAAGAAATCATGCGCATGGTGGAAGAATTTGGGGATTATCCGGTAAGAAGATACTATAATGAGTACCGGTACTCAAATGGAAGATTCGCACCGAAAGGGCGCGGAACACGCAGAGGATATGTAGAGCCGCCATATTATCATCAGATGCCGGAAGATTACCACAGATGGGAAGATATGACGGATGCAGAGCGCATGAGGGATCTTGACCGTATGACTAATGGGAAAATGTACTTTGCAGAGCCGTTGAGTACCGGTACTCACGATGCAAGAGAAGGCAGAGCCGGTATGAGTCGGAGAAGCTACATGGAAACAAAGGAAATGCATAACGGAAATTCACCGGAAGATAAGGACGCAAAGATGAAAGAACTCGAAAAGTACATGAAATCTCTTTCGGAAGATGTGACCGAACTGTTTTCCGGCATGTCCCCAGAAGAGAAACAATTGACTAAGACTAAGCTGACTACACTTGTCACGAAAATGTAATAGAGAGGGCATTTTGCCCTCTTTGTTTGCGAGGTGGTAAATTGTTCACGATAAACAATGAAATTTGGAATTTGGTCAAAGTATCGCGTTACAGCGATATGCTACAGAGAAGTGACGGAAGCAGAACGGTAGGCATGACCGACAGGGACACGAAAACGATATATCTTGCGGATGATCTACGTGGAAGATTCCTTGACCGTGTGTTATGCCATGAATTATGCCATGCGTTCTGTCTTTCGTATAATGTATACATGGATATTGATACAGAGGAAATTGTAGCAGACTTTTTGGCTACATACGGAAGAGAAGTGTTTGAAATAGCAGACAGACTATTGATTGAACTTATGGAGGTTGCATAATGGATAAAATTTCAGAACTCTTACAGTACGTGCACCGGACGAATCCGGAAATGACTAGGGAAAAGCTGATAGAAGAGTTGAGCAAAAGTGACTATGCGGCGCGGTCTTTGATTTTAACGAAAGAAAATTTTCTCCGCGCGCCAAAAAATATTTCGTAATTTTTTTGTACCCCCCTGGGGTAGCGTTTTTGGGGTCAAGATTCCATTTTCACGGATTCTCAAAAACGTGTAACAAACGTGCAATTATCTGCAACATTCCACAAGTAACACAAATGCACCATATATTATGTTGTATATAGATAATTCATTGATGATATTTGATGGTATTGCCGATCACAGGCAAACGCCAGAAGACGCCTGCCCGGCTATAGTTATAGTCTAGCATAGACCGCATTTTACCACTTGTCAAGATAGTTTTTCCCATCGTACCGGCTGTAAGTGTGTGTTATGCGTTCCGGCTTTTGCGTGATCTGTAACCAATCTCCGCCACGTTGGGCGGTTATTTTGATTTTTGCAGACTCCACCCATTCCACGCCTTCAAACTTCGAGTAGCCGCACAGCTTGCCGGATGCCACTGGATAGCCAAGAGCAGACACCCGGCGCAGAATTTCCCTTTTGCCGATATACTCATATTTTGCCATTTTTGCCACCTCCTTATATTGTGTTTATTTGTCAATTTGTGCATTGGAACGGATTTCCACGTGGTCCGTACTCCGGGATCGAAGCACCTGAACCAGAGCCAGAACCTTTATTTCCTGCTTATTTCCATGTAGTCCGCGTCCCCGAAATCGAACCGGAACGGATGTGCCAAGCACGCGAAAAAGGCGGAATGGTACCGCCTAATTATTCAAAAGGTATTTCACGGCTTCCTTTTCCTGCTCCGACAAATACCAATATTTACCCATATCCCTTATATATGGCTTATCTGTATTTACTTTGTAAACGCGTGAATCTTCCCGAATACATCCGGTAATCATTTCACACCAAATAGCAGAACCTTTTTTATAAAATCGTGTAACAGTATGTGCGCCGGAATCGTGGCGCGTTGTGAAAACGGTATGCCTTTCAATTTCTTTTTGCTTTTCGCGCGCCTGGATAACTGCACCGCGCACAAGTTCGCTATAACTTCTCATGTTTCTACCTCTTTTCCTTTTATTTGCTCATTTTTGAGTAAAAACCGCCGCCGGTAGTGATCCGGCGCGAATTCTCTGCGGCGGTTGGTTAATAAATAAATATGGCGGTATAAAATCCGCGGCATTCTGTTACATGATTTTTACATAGCTTTTTAATATCACTTATAGCCGCGTATGTCTCTTTCGGCGGGTACTGTCCTTTATAGTCTGTGATTATACGCAATGCCGGAACGTTTTCACCGGATCCGTTGCGGTTGTAAACCGTGATAAATTCTGCATTATATCCAGATGCAGACAACTTTTTCTGTAATCTTTTCAACTTTTCCATGACCATAATTCCTCCATATTTTCAAAATTTCCCGGTTATTCCGGTAAAAGCAAGCCGGGGAATCGAACCCCGGTAAACGCCGCCGCTTGCCTATGCGTATATTGTCCCTATGTTTTTAAATCTCCACATAGCAACCGCTAAATCTTGGGCGCTACTGATCCAATAAGTAGGCTTATATGTGTATTTATCGCTTTTTTCTTTTTCAAATTCCGCAAGAGTCCACCGCACGCCCTCATAGTGTATAATATGTACAGTTTTTTCTTCATTGTCGGCGATTGCGTGACCGCTATACTTTTCTTTGTTTGATAATACCATTTCGGCAATCGGCAAAAGCGCCTGCGCCGCTTCTTTGAAAATTCCATATTCATATTGGCAATGAACGTATACGTTACATCCTGCGAGGATTTCTTGGCTATGTTCGTCATAATCAACTTCTGAGAATTTTTTCACTATGTTTTCGACTTCCGAAAGTCTAACGATCGGATTTTTTACCGTGATTGAAACTGAAGTGTCATAAAGTGCGCTTCTGACTCTTACGGATACGTCTTTACTTGTGAATCCACTTTCTTTCAATGTTTTCCTAATTAGTTGCGACAATTCTTTATTGCTCATTGTGTAGTAACTCATATTAGCCATCCTTTCTTATCCTGTGGTCTGCCATCATCAGAGCCGGGCGACCATTCCACGGCTGACGCTCCAGATCGGAGCGTTTCGGCTATTGCTGACTATTTAATTCAATGCATTTCCGGTTGCAATCCTCGATTGATCCGGTAAATACGATTTTGCCGTTTCCGTTGATTTTTTCGACAACACAAAATCCGAAATAGTCGTTATAAGTAATATAGTATTCTGCCATGTTCTATACCTCCTCAATATATATTCTTTCTTCTGATCCGGTTTCCTCATCTTCATAAATTCCATTGAAATCATCAAACCATCTTTCGGCTGCGTTGTGGCTGTATGTCTCGCCGCCAAGAAGAACGCGCCCGGTTTCTGTTATAAGTCTATATTTCTTTTCCATGCTGTTTCCCTCTCTTTCTTCCTGTGCTTCATTTGATACTTGTATTATATTCTAATATTAGAATAATGTCAATAGTTTTTTATTCAAAAATTAGAATATTTTTGTTGACATGGCAACGCTGCAATGATACTATCCTTATATAAGGAGGGAAAGCAAATGATAAAATACAAAGCAGACATTTTTACATTATTAAAAGAGCATGGATATAATCAGACACGCATACAGAAAGAAAGGCTTTTGCCGGCACAAACAGCACAGAATATAAAAGCCGGAAAGAGTATCACGTTGGAAACACTCAATAAAATATGTATTATGTGCAAGTGCCAGCCGGGCGATCTGGTGGAGGTTGTGCCAACCGACGAAGAAAAAATAAAATATTATTAAAAATATGCTTGACAATATTCTATTATTAGAATATAATGTAATCAGATCAAAGAAATAGAGCACCGAAAGGAGTAGAGAATATGTTAAAATTAGAAAATCTGAAGAAGAAGAATGAGAACGGAATGACCCTGTATTTTTATGCGGGGTTGGGTTGGGTAACCGCAGAACGGTTGAGCCAGCCGGATGTTGCAGAGAACGAAGCAATCAAAGATTTTGATTGCAATCCGGAAAATTCCAGAAAGTGCTCCGACTGCCCGCACAACCAAAATTTTTCGGATTGGCAAGACAAATTGCCGTGCGGTCAATGGCACTGCTGGGTTGACGTAACTTACCAGAAAGGAGAAACGAGATATGAAAATTAACGGAATCGGAACAATTAGCAAAGACAAGGCTATGGAGATTTTGGCTGTATTATACAGACGATCGGCAAACATTAAAAGAAATCGAGTGGGAAAGATTAAAATCTAACCCACTCATTTTCATCACTGAGAATATAATTATTTCAATCCGTGTATCCGGGGATCGCTCCAGATACCACGCGCAGAGCATCCACAACGCGCGACACAAAACATAAATTAAATGTTTTGCTTTTACTAAAAAGACTATTGTTTCAATCCGTGGTCGCCGGGATCGCTGGCGGCACCACAGCGGCAAGCATCCATACCGTGCGACATATCTATAGTTTATCATCGGATCGGACAAAATGCAAGTAAATATTTTCAAACAAAGGGCGGCTTTTCCGGCTGCCTTTTCTTTTTGCCATGTCCAAAACCAACAACGCATCCGGGAATATCTTGCAAAATCTCCAAAAAACCGTAAATAAACTATAAAACTTTTCTTAAATTTTTATAAACAAGGCTAGTTGTATTGGGTCTTTGACAAGTCCGGAAATGATAGAATAGTATCAGTTTTTACAAAAAATCGTCTGACAATCGTCTGACATAAGGCGAGACAATCGTCTGACGTCGCTTTTTAAGAACTATGTTTCTCTTTCTCTCTCTTTTTCTTAATCTTTTAGATTAATAATAATACACTGTATCTAAAGCCTATAGGTTTATATTTAAGTTATATCCGCATACGCGCGCGGCGTAAGTATATAATACCACCGTAAAAATTAAGGCTTGACTTTAAACCCAAAAATAGTGTATACCAAAAGCAGAGAGAAATAAAACGGATTGGAGGTGTGAATATATGCAGGATATAGAGAGCGTAGATCTTACAAGGCTTATAGTGGATCTGGGTACAGTGCAAATATACACATCAACTGTACAGGATTTAATAGATCAGGCATGTATAGAATTTCACATCGAAGATTTGTTAAAAGCTGGACAGAGACAATGGAAAGCTGTTATGCAGTATGTTGGTATGCATCTATTCCCGGATACTAAAGTATTAAAGGACAAGAGTTTAAGTCCTCTTGGTAATGCAACTATACCGACTAATTGTAACAGATATGACAGAGAGGTATTATATAAGCTTTGTGATTATTATATATATATATCCAATGTGTATAGCAAGTTGGTAAGTACAGTAGCATTTAGTTATTTTTGTAATATACCTACAAACACAATGGATATATGGAGTACAGAAGAACCAAGTTCGTTGGCTTTCAAGATGTGGCAAAAATTGCAACGATCTCGTAAGGATTGCATCCTTGATCGCGCATACGACTCCAACAGCCCCGTAGGTACTATGTTCGTGGGAAATAACGAATTTGGCATGAATCAGCCCGGCATTGGAGATAATGCCACCCAAAGAAGGGCAATCACAGCGCAGGAGCTGCCAAGACTGGACGAGAAAAAGAGCCAAGAATTGCACGCAATTGATACACAATTCACAGATGCAGCGGTAAATAATACGGTTTAAATTGTTTGTGATTATTCTACAATTCACAAATGCAGTAATATCAAGGGTTGTAGCGTTTTAACTATTCGTGAACTATTCGGAAAAGTTAGGTTTTGCGAATAGTTGCAAGGGTATGACATGAATTGTATTAAAACAATTTGGTTTTCACACAATGACAACAGAACGAAACGGAAAACATTTTATGTTTCCATGTTTGCAAGAAAAGGATGGGGAGGGGGTCTAACAGAAAGACCACCGGGCGGCTACTAAGTCCCTTAAATACCTCAAAAAATAAAAAGCCACTTACAACACCCATTGACTTTCATCGTAAATAGGCTATAATAAATTTATAACAATTCACTTTCACGTTGCGAATCGCAACTAAATTTCCAAAAATTTTTTAAAAACAAAAAAGTGTTTCGGACAGGAGAATGACATATGACCGGAAATGAGTACCAGAAATTAGCCATGCGGACGAAAAACCACAAGGCGACAGAAAGAATTTCGGATAAACTCGATTTGCTTAAATTTTGCAAAAAGAACAATATCGCATCTGCGTTGCAAGATTATGACCTTGGCGGCATCTTCAATTCTTGTTTGGGGTTATCTGGCGAGGTTGGAGAATTTAACGACATAATCAAAAAATGGATTTTCCATGAGAAACAGCTTAATATTGACCACGCAAAGAAAGAAGCAGGCGATATTTGCTGGTATCTTGCAATGCTTTGCGAATCCTTCGGCTGGAGCCTTGATGAAATCATGCAAATGAACGTAGACAAACTTAAGGCACGTTATCCGGAAGGGTTTGACATTGAAAGAGCAAACCACAGGGCGGAGGGCGATGTGTAATGGCAAGCTGCAGCAATGAGTTGATGAAAACCGAGTATTCCGAAACCTTTGATGAAAAACGCAAAGGATTGATTGAACAGTCGTATTACAAATACGGACCGGCAAGAATGAACTTTTCTACCGGAAATGTGGATGCAATCGAAAGTTTGAAAATGAATCTTTCCAAGTTTGAAGAGACCGGGAATCTTGAATATCTGTGCGACGTTGCAAATTATGCCATGTTCCGGTTCATGTTTCCGCAACAGGGCGAATACTTCAAACATACGAATTCTGATGAATCTGCCGGACTTTTCGGCATGAGCGTGAATGAAATGGAACGGTTCAAACAGGAACACAGCTTCGAGGATGGGGGATATTGATATGATTTTAAAGATAATCGCAACAGCGACAGATGCCCTCGTAATGCTGGGACTTATGAGAGGACAGGTAAAACAAAAAGACAATTCAAACGCAATGGGGTATTTGCTTTCATACGCGATTTTTGCAATGAATATTATGGTCATTTGGAAATGATGGGCTATCGCCAAGCGGTCTATGTTTTGGCTGAAATACGATGCTTGTCTATTGCTCTGCAATAATTTAATTCGGAGTAGAACCATGGAAATAGGCTTGCATGGTAACATTGAGTTGCCGGTGAAATGCTGTAAACCGGATAGTGCAAGGCATAGCACGATAAACATTATTGCTAACCGTCTGATGGTGGTTATGGGGATTTAATTCAGTGGCAGAAGACACGGCTTATATCCGGGTTGTCGCGGGTTCGATTCCTGCAATCCCCACAGGTGATGTTGCCAGTACACCCCTAGTGTGTTTATTACAGAAATGCAGGTGCTAATCAATATACCGGTTAAACTTAGCACAGGTAACTGGATTGAGCGGTTGTCATTCAAAAGATGGCGGTAACCGCTGACTAAAAGAACCTTGCACTTAGTGTAGTGTGGAGCAAAGAAAAACGGAAACTGCACGACATGGCTTGTTAGCTGAGATGGATTAGCGACAGACTGAAAATCTGTATAGGGCGGCTCGATACCGCCACAAGCCATTGAGCGGTGTTAGTAGCACCGTGCCATTCTGAAACGCAAGGAATGGTTCGGGTAGGGAACTTCCATGCCCGGCACGTGCAGATATAATCCTAACTGGTAAGGAAACTGTTTGCTAAACAGTCAGTAGCCGGAAACGGTGTTTCGGTTCGAGTCCGAATATCTGCGTTTATCCTTATCTCCACTTAGTCGGGTGCTACTGCAATAGTTCCGGTCGATGGGAGACTTATGGATGGTAGCGGCATAATTGGTAACAGAAAACCCCTCCGTGATTAGAAATTGCAGATTTGAAAGCGGTTGGCATGGTTTGATCTGACAGGGTTCGATTCCCTGTGTCGCTATTCGATGGTTGATATTTACGCAAAATGGGGTGTGAGTATGATAAAAACATTGTGGAATATTTATATCAAACAAAAGACGCGGAATCTCACGAGGATTCCGATTTTTGCTATGATTGAGGTGTAATATGTGTGATTTTTGCGAAAACATAGCAATGGATAATGATGAATATTATGAAAAAAGATACGCTGGTGGAGACTTTATTTTCAAAGACGAAAATGGATTTGGTGTGTTAATCGACACAGGAGACAGCGGTTGTCTTGGATATATAAAAATCAATTATTGCCCTATGTGCGGTAGAAAGTTGGTATAATATGTGTGAATTTTGCGATGGTAAAAAGAAAATCATTGATTGTAAAGGAAATTTAGTCCTTTTTGGAGCTGAAAATAACATGATTTTCGACAATAGCGATGGAAAAGAGGTTGCAGGAGCCGTAAAAATTAATTTTTGCCCTATCTGCGGCAGAAAGTTGGTGGAATAGTGACTAAACCGATATACACATATACTTCGATTCACATAAAAGAGGCGTTTCAATTTGAGCAGTTACTTGAAAATATTTTTAAGGGAATGAACGTTTCATATAAGAGAAAAAGTGAGTATATGGAATTTGAAACCGATAAATTCACTTTGATATGCGCGCCTTTGTTTTTAAGCAATTGCTTGCCATACAAGTGGTGCTCATGCCTTATCATTGACCTTGACTATTCAAAACTTCCGTTTGCAGCATATGACAAGGCAGATTATGCGACAGAGAACATTTTGCATGAAATACATCCAGACACAGAAGTTATTGACAAAAACGATTTTATGAAAATTATCAAGAAAATGTACGAGGCATAAAAGTGAAACCATTAGAAGAAATATTTTTTAGAGCTTGCGTGAATGAACAGAAAAGAAAATTGCATTCAAGCAATCGAGAATTGAGCATAAGAACTATTGGAAATATTTTTGAAAGGCTTGGATTTTCGTACAAGCAGTTAATGTATTATGTAAGAAAGTGGTGTGACAAGGGATTTTATGATTACGGAGTAACACTTGACTTGGGATGGTTTGAATTTGACAAACTGACCGGAAAATATAAGCGGATTTATGATTCTATGACAAGTACGGACGGATGGGAAGATGGGGAGTTGGCAAATTATATTGTCAGAAATTCTTTTAAGCGAGATAGAATAACACCACTTGATATTCTATATATGTACGGATTGGTTTGAAAGGTGGTGGAATGATGAAGCAGGAAAAAGAAATTTTATGCACATGTATTAATCATGAAAATTGTCCATTAGACCCGGTTAGTTGCGGATGTTCAATAGAAACTACGACTTTTGAAGATGCTTGTATGGGTAAAAGAACATTCATTCCGGGAATCGAATGTGATAAGTGAGGGATTTTATGAAACATCAAAAAGAATTGCGCACTTGCGACAGGTGCGGTGCAGAAATAAAAGTAAAACCAATAAGTGAATTTGAATTTATGCCGATTGGTGATTATTTTACTTCAAGTCCAATTTTTGAAGATGGCAACGTAAGGGGAGAAATCAAAGAGATTCATTCAAACATATTATTTCCGTTTGGTCGTACGTATGATTTATGCCCTAAATGCAGAAAGGATTTTGAGAGGTTTATGAGAAATGACTGTTAATATGGGAACAAAAACCTATGAAATGAGCCGCAAACAGGCAAAGGCTATCCTTGGAACGGCTAAGAAACTTGCAAATTGCAACATATACGGCATTGAAAAAGGTAATGTGGTGATTATGCTGAATGAAAAATATGAGGACGATATGAGACTTAAAAAAGCCGTAGGGGAGTATAAGAAGAAAGGGTTCAAGGTGCATTGGAAATGAAAACACTAGTTGATTTTATCAAAAATTTGAAATCTTTTTATCGGTTTTATAAAGATTATAAATATAACGGCGCTGAATGTGAGTTTATTATCGAGAATTATAAAGAAGTTTTATGTAGCCGAACAAAAACTATGAGCAAGCCGACATATTATGCAAATTCCGTTATTGGAGAGATGGATAGGTGGTATGAAGATTCTTGGAAATCTATGTATAAATGCGAACCATTTGAGCCGGAAGAAGAAAAAATTATGATAAAATCCGATGGCAAAACCGCACAAGTGTTTATTGACGGCAAAAAAGTAAGCTGCACGGACATGGAGTTGTATTTTATCGCTCATGCAAAGCAAAGTCCAATGATTAAAATTGATGCACGATGGCATAAAACGGATGAAAACGGAAACATGATTATGAATGAGGATAGAACCGCCGTATTAACAGAGGGCATTAAAATAAATTGTTAGGAGTGTTTGAAAATGAAAATAATGGTATTGTTTGCGATAACAGGAGCCGCATTTTTGTTCTTGGGTGTATATCTTCTAATTGACTATATAATAACAGGACAAAGACTTAAACTAAATCAAAAGGCTTGGGATCAATACAGTGCAAATATGGATTTTGATAGAAAGGTTGATGAGTATTTGCCTTGGTGTATAGAACAAAAGATGAAAAACGGATGGCATAATTATTATTTTCCAAAATTTTAAGGAGAAAAGTTATGAAAATATCAGAAATGAACAATTGTATTGAAGAAATGCGAAAATGCTACAATTTTAAAGATGATGAAACAGAAATTAGACTTGCAAATGTGATAAGCCATGATGACAAATGTGTTTGTGTTAGTACAAGAGATGAAAATGGGACAACAATTGAAATGACAAGGTATGTAGATAAATTAGTAAATGTTTAGTTGCTGATTATCAGCGGAAAGGAATTATTATGAAGAAGAAAATTTTAGCAATTGCATTAGGATTGACATTGTGCTTAGGAATGACCGGATGCGCATCGTGGGACAGATTTGTGGTAGACATGAAAAGCGATGCAAACGGTGGCATGCAAAGAACCATTACTGTATACACGGCAGATGGTAAAGAACTTGCAACATATAAAGGCAAGATTGACCTTAGCACAGACGATGGTGGATATGTTAAGTTTGACCTCAATGGCAAGAGATATATCTACTACAACTGCTTTGTAGAAAGCATTGCGGATATAAAATAAATAACAATTCAGACGAAGAAAATAGTCTTTAAATAATTTCCAAAACACTAAGAGGTGCGTACAATATTGGTGTGCTAAGAATAGCTTTTACTACTGACTACGCATATTACCGGCTACAGATTGATTGTAGTCGCTACCCTAAAACAGTTATAGGCAGAGGTCAAGGCACTTCTGCTTTTGCGGAGGTGCTTTTTATTTGGCTTCAAAGCAGTTAATCAATGCAGTAAATGGATATGAAAATTACATAAAGAAAAACGGAATAGATGAACAGGTAATTAATGCCTATGTAGATGCTTGTAGCGTAGCCATAAACGGAGAGAAAGATATTGAGTATGGATTACAACTTACAGAAAGGGCAAAAGACATTATAGAGCGTTTCTGCAAGGATAAAACAGGCGGTACGATTTGGGATTTGGAAAAATACGCATTCGACCACAAAACCGCATATGATCTGATAAACAAAAAATATGAGATTTTGTTACTCGAAGCCCAAAACAAAATAGTTGACAGCTATTTTCAGTACATAGAGAAAAAGCGTGAGCCTAAAGACCGATTTTATATGCCACGTAGGAAACAACTAATCAAAATCGGACTTGTGGACGCATTACAAGGCATGATTGATGATAAATACGACATATTGTGTGTGAGTCTAGTGCCAGGAGCTGGAAAGAGTACGATTGAGAAATTTTTTCATTCGGCAGTTGCTGGTTGGTTTCCAAAAGACTACAGCCTATTTTATTCGCACAGTGGCGATATTACACGAATGTACTATGATGGGGTATACGACATTGTTACCAATGATGATGATTATGCATGGCATGACATTTTCCCTAATCTATCAGTTACAAGCACGAATGCCAAAATGGAGCAATTTAATATTGGCAAATACAAACCTTTTCCGTCTGTACAGTGTACTTCTGTAGGAAGTAAGAATGCTGGTAAAGTCCGCGCAAGTAAATTTTTGCTAGTTGATGATATGATAGGTGGAATTGAGGAAGCCTTAAATCCTACAATACTTGATAAATTATGGAATAAATACGCAGTAGACGCAAGACAGCGTAAGACACAAGATACAGACGGAAAGCCGTGTAAAGAGATACATATTGCCACTCGTTGGAGCGTACATGATGTTATCGGACGTATTCAAAATATGTATATTGGAGATCCGAGAGTCAAAACAATATCGGTTCCTGATGTAGACCCAGCGACAGGGGAAAGTAATTTTGATTATGAGTATGGCGGTTTTACGAAAGAGTTTTTTGCCGACCAACAATTACTCATGGACGAAATCTCTTACCGATGTTTGTATAAACAGGAGCCTATTGAACGTGAGGGATTACTATTCCCGGATGATAAAATCCGCAGATACCTCAATCTGCCACACGGAGAACCAGAAATTGTTACAGCTCAATGTGATACTAAAGGCAAGGGAACAGACTATTTTGTTATGCCTGTGCTTCAAAAATATGGGGACGACTATTACTGCGTTGATTGCGTGTGCGATAATACGGCAGACTATGAAATGCAGTATGAAAATGCGTCAAACATATTGGTCAACAATCAGGTACAAGAGTGTGAGTTTGAACGTAATGCCGGTGGTGACAGAGTGGCTATGGAAGTTAATAAGCGAGTTGAAAATAAAGGATGGATATGCAACATCACTGATGTACCGACAGAGACAAATAAGGAAGCACGTATTTTTCAGTGTTCTAACTGGATTTTACAACATATTATTTTCAAAGATCAATCACTTTATAAGCCTAATGAGCCATATGGAGTGATGATGTCATTATTAAAGCAATATTCGGTATCGGGCAAGAAACAATTAGATGATGTGCCGGATGTTTTCTCAAACTTTGCGTTAAGAATTACAAAAGGAAACAGGATAAAGAAGACAGTAATAATATCAAGTCCGATATAAGAGGAGGGTTTGTATGACAACCAAGGATTATTTGAACCAAATAAGCAGACTCAATAGAATGATAAATAATAAGCTGTCAGAGATATCACAGCTTAGAGAACTTTCCCACAGCATATCGGCGGTAAAAAATGAAGAAAGAGTAATGTCGTCATCTGACCCAGATAAAATAGGCTCTACATACGCCAAAATTGACGAAATGGAGCATAATCTTGATAACATGATAGATGAATACATTGAAAAAAAAGACTTGATTATAGGGCAAATAGACGGCATAGAGAATGAAGATTGCTATAATATTTTGTTTTCAAGATATATCGAAAAGAAAACTTTTGAAGTCATCGCTACAGAAATGAAATACTCATGGAGGCAAATTATCAGACTTCACGGAAAGGCTCTTAAAGCATTTGAAGAAAAATATGGTAACACGTATTTAAAGATGTCATAGAATGTCATATTGCTCCAATGATATACTGTATTTGTAAGAAGTTACAAAGATGTTTTTCATAAACACATTCTTCATCAAAAGCACCGTTGCTTAATTGTGGCGGTGCTTTTTGTTATGCAACGAGGTAAAAATATGAATTTTTATATGAATAAAGATAAATCAATCATGTGCCCGAACTGTCATAAGTTTTTAACTAAAGCAGACAGCAAAGACCCACGAACGCATAAACTGTCCTGTAAGCACTGTCGCAAGTGGATTTGGTATGTACCTAACAATGATGACGATTTTCAGATTAAGGAAATACCGGACAGAAGAAGTTCGAACGGCATGAGATTTTATTAGAGGTGTAGGCAATGCAGGCAGGAAGAATTGTCATATATACAGGCGCAAAAGAAATAACGTCTGACAATATAATACCAATTTTGCGTGAAGCAATTTTGGAACATGATATCAATTCTAATAGAATACAGTTTCTTCTTGATTATGACGCAGGAATACAGCCAATAGTTAGGAAGAATCCAAAGACTTACAGACCAGACATTGACTGTAAGTGTTGTGATAATGTGGCTAATGAAGTCACGGAGTTTAATTTAGGTTTTAAGTGGGGAAATCCTATAACGTTAGTTCAAAATGGCGACAATGAGGATTCTAACCTTACAAAAGCTATAGCGGAATTAAACAGTTGCTACGAATCACAGAACGCAAGACAGAAGCAGCAGAAACTTGCAAGATATGTTGAAATCGGTGGTGTTGGATATGTCCTCATTGATGTAAATACAGAATACGAGGATGGGGAAAGCTATTTCACATATAATGTATTAGACCCAAGAACAACATTTGTTGTAAGGTCAACCGCCTACAGCGACAAGAGAGTTGTTCTTGCTGGGACATATATAAAAGATAAACACAGCGGTACCAGGTATTACACTTGTTTTACCAAAGATACGAGATATGAAATTACCGACGGAATAAAAATCACTAACGGAAAAAATAAAGGGAAAACAAAATGGGGGTTTTTGGAGAGAAGCGGAGAAGAAAACCCACTGCATAAAATTCCTATCATTGAATACACAAGGTCATTTGATAGAATGGGCTGTTTTGAACGGCAAATATCTGAAATGGATAACTTAAACCTACTCATTTCAGATTTTACAAATGATGTCGAACAGAATACACAGGCAGTATGGCATACAAATGATGTTGATTTCCCAGTTGAACAAGAAACAACAGTTGATAAAGATGGAACGCAACGCATTACTGAAAAAGTAAGGAAACCAAAATCTGGAGAATGGATGCAGACCTACACATCAGCAGATGGCAAAACTCCAATAGTTGAGCCACTTGCAATTAATTACGATTACACAGGTATGCTTAATAATATCCAATCAAGGCGGCAGATAATCTTGCAGAAATGCAATGTACCACAACGAAATGATAACAGTGGTGGTAGTACAGGAGTTGCAATGTCAGACGCAACAGGTTGGTCACAGGCTGAGACAGCGGCAGCAAAACAGCAATTAATTACTGATGGCTGCAAAATGGAAGAAATAAAAGTTGTTCTTGCGGCTATTAAGTTTTCAAACAATGTTAGCAGAAGTAACCCATTACTTAAATTAAGGGCAAGAGATGTAAAGCCTAACATTAAGCGACAAAAAACTTATGAAATGTCAACCAAGGTTAATGCCATGGCAACATTGATAAGCCACGGATTTAGCCTTAAAGATACAGTTGATGCAATTCCATTCTTTGATGACCCTAACGATGTTGTAGCGAGAAGCGGAGAGATGGTTAAGGCATATCAAGACAGTATAATCAACAAAGGCACGCAGAACCAAGCGGAGGGTGGAGATGGAGAACAGCCACCTAATAAAGACCGCACAATGCAAGACTTATCAGACCAGACAGAAAATAGTCCGGTTATAGATAAGAGCAGAACAGATAAATAATTGATATTGAGCCACAAGGTAGAAAATGCCTTGTGGCTTTTTATATGCCCTAGAGAAAGGGCAATACAAATATCGCAAGAAAGTTGAGAGAACAACAAAAAACGCAGAAAGCAGAGGTAAAAAAATATGGCAGATGTAATTAACGCAACAACAGAACCAACAACTGACAATGAACCACAGAACGAAGAGCATACACCTAGCGTAGAAGAACTTATGGCACAGCTCGCTAGTGAAAGAGCTGAAAAAGAGAAGTATAAGAACGCTTCCGATAAAGCCAGTTCAGAAGCAGCTAAGTATAAGAAAGAACTTCGCTCGAAGCAGACAGCAGAAGAACAGGAAGCGGAAGCAAAAGCGGAAGCTGAAAAATTGCAGGCTGAAAAGTTCGAGAACATGAGCAAAGAACTTAATCATATGAAAGCTGTCAATGCTTATCAGAAAGTTATAGGTGATGGAAAGGATATTGATTCTTTGATTGAGGCGGTTACAGATGCAGACCATAGCCTTATAGCAACTGTAATTGCTAATGAAGTGCAAAGACAGGTTAAAGAAGCAAAGGCAGAGTGGCTTAAATCAAGACCGGCTATTAATGCAGGCGGTGGAGAAGAAAGCACGATAACACAGGAACAGTTTAACAAGATGAATTACCACGAAAGAGTGGAGTTCAAAAATAAGAATCCAGAACTTTATAAAAAGTTCACAGAGTAGAAAACGGAGGTAAAGAAACTATGCCACAGACTAAGTTAGAAAATTTAGTAGACCCACAAGTAATGGCTGATATGGTATCAGCTAAGTTACCAAAGAAAATTAAGTTTTCGCCTATTGCAAGAGTTGATACAACACTTGTAGGCAGACCGGGAAGCACAATCGTTGTGCCAAAGTATGCTTATATTGGTGACGCAGAAGATGTAGCAGAAGGTGTTGCTATGGGTACAACAGTACTTACAACATCTACAACAGAAGCAAAGGTTAAGAAAGCAGGTAAGGCTGTAGAGCTTACAGATGAATCAGTATTATCTGGTTATGGCGACCCACTTGGTACAGCTATCAATCAGATTGCTATGTCAATCGCTGCAAAAGTTGATAATGACAGCTATGACGCACTTTGCACAGCACCTATTGATTACGATGGAACAGCAGCACCTATCAGCTATTCAGCAGTTGTAGCGGCTAATAGCAAATTTGATGATGAATCTGATTCATCACTTACAAAGATATTATTCATTAACCCAGCACAGGAAGCAACATTACTTAATGACGATGATTTCAAGAGCAATGACAAGTACCCACTTAATGTAATTATGAATGGAACTATCGGTTCTATTGCAGGAGCGCAGGTTGTTAAGTCTAAAAAAGTTAAGCTGGTTAAGTATGAGCTTGATGATTCAACAGGAACAATCAATGTTGTAGCTGATACAACAAGTGAGGATGCAACGAATGTTCACCTTGACACAGCACTTGCACATACGCTTAAGCCAAAGGGCAAAGAAATTAAGGTAGGTAGCAAGTTAAAGTCTGTTACAACAGAGTTCTACGCTTGCCCTATTGTTATCGTGTCAGCAGATGACCCTAACGAGGACGCAGGTGCAGATGGCGCATCAGAGGAAGAGAATGCACTTACAATCTATATGAAGAGAAGTGTTGAGATTGAATCAGACAGAGATATTCTTGCAAAGACAACTGTTATCTCTGGTGATGAACACTATACAGCAGTCTTAAGCAATGATTCAAAGGTTGTTCTTGCTAAGTTTGGAAAGTAAGAGGTGTTTATATGTTATTAAGACGACATAAAATCAACGCCGCAAAGCAGAGCGAAGAAGTAACAGCAGATAATGTAAGACAAGAAGCTGTTTATGGAGATGAGCTTAAGTATGAGGAAGAGCAGGACAAGTTCCCTGCTCAACCTACAAGCGACTACACAAAGACAGATATTAAGCGTATGTCAACAGCGGACTTGCAGACACTTGCCTTAGAACAAGGTATTGAGAACGCAATGGAGCTTACAGGAGCAGAACTTAAAGAACTGTTAATTGAGAAATTAGGGTTATAGGAGCTGAAATTATGGAATACACCACATTAGAGCAAGTTAAAATCAGACTTAAACAATTTCATATTGATACAGTCACAAATGATGATGAAACAACATCTGATGTGGTAGTGTTCGATAACAAAGAAGATAATCCGGTAATCGAACAGCTTATTAAACAGGCTGCAGAAGATGTAAAGGCAAAGAGAAATTATCCAGACAGCTACACAGATGAAATGATAGCTGAAGACTTAAAGAAACACCAAAGTGTCATTGTCAATCTGGCTGTCTATGACCATTCACAGTCTGGTGAAGAATTTATGGAAAGTTTTAGCGAGAATGGTGTGAGCAGAGCTTGGAGAGACAGAGAAAAGCTATTTGTCGGGGTATTTCCATTTGCTAAAGTTTTATAAAGAAGATTGAGCGTGACCATTATGGTTGCAGGCGGCGCACATTAAGCGGTGGTGGGCAGTGCGTCAAAAGGAGATTCAAATGAAAAGTATTTTGATTCAAACTTATCTTGTAGTGCTTCCGATAGTGCTTGGATATATAGTTTGGCTTCTTAAACAGCAAAAGAAAAGCAGGGATGCGAACAGTAAAGGAACAATGCTCCTTTTGCGCGTCCAACTTATTGAATACCATGCAAAGTACACCAGAATCGGAGAAATACCATCATATGCCTATCAAAACTTCTGTGAGATGTATGATGCGTACCATGCGCTAGGTGGAAATGGAATGGTTACGAAAATGAAACATGAGATTGAAGAGATTCATATAGGGAAAGGAGATAAGAGCCATGAGGAATTGGAAGGATTGGACTAAGAAAGCCGGAATCCGAGCAATCAAGACTGTTGCACAGGCGGCGGTTGCCGGAATTGGAACGGCGGCATTTATGGGCGCGGTGGATTGGAAATATGTTCTTTCTGCATCAGTCCTTGCCGGAGTGTTATCACTTCTGACAAGTGTTGCCGGAATCCCGGAGGAAAACACCAATGCTTGACATTAACAAGCAGGAAATGAAGTATTCTCAATCCGGTCAGAGGGTATTCATCCCACAAACTGACGAAAATGGAGATATTGTCTATGAAGGGTACAAGGATTCCGATGGAAACTTTGTACCTTATTTAGATTCCGAAGGCAACAAGATTCCAAAAGGCGAGGAAGTTGAAGGGTTTTCAGAACCTACGACATTCCAAGCCAATATCAGCAATAAGCTGTCGGAAGCCCTTGTGAAAGAATTTGGAATTGATGATAGTACATCATACTGTCAGCTTGTCACGGATAAAGGATATTTGCCACTGAAAGCCGGTGATGTGGTGTGGAAACGTTCGGAAGTCAAGCACACTGATGATGGACTTGTGGATTCAGAAACCGCAGATTACATCGTAAAAGGTGTTGCTAATGAAGGATTGACCACGGATTTGTTCCTTCTTCGGAAGAATATTAAGTAGGTGATTGCATGAAAAAGAAACCTATTTCAATGACACTATCCACTAAGTCCATACAAGACACTATAAAGAAATTAGAGCAGTACCGCGATAGTTTACAGGCTAAATGCGATTTACTTGTTTCTAGGCTTGCACAGGAAGGTCAGACGGTGGCAATAAAACAAATATCGAAATCTCCAATCGGAAACACGATAACGGTAAGGGTAGATAAAGCACCACAGTTAATGACCTCAAACGCGATTCTGATTGCAACCGGAAAAACGGTAACGTCAGAAGATAGAGAACCGTTCTATACTTTGTTGGCGGTAGAGTTTGGAGCCGGTATTTTTTATAACTCCAAAGAGAACCCAAAAGCACCGGAACTTGGATTCGGTGTCGGCACGTATCCGGGGCAAATACACGCTTTTGAAGATGGTTGGTACTATTGGGATGATAAGACCGAAACATGGCGTTATACCCACGGTATCAAAGCCACAATGCCAATGTATAATGCGGAACAACAGATTATTCAACAGTATGTAAAGATTGCAAGGGAGGTATTCGGTGGAAAATGAGTTAAATAGTTGGGCACTTGATTTTGAAGATACCTTATGTTCCCTTTTAAAATCGTACATGGAAAGCAAGGTAAGAGGAATTAAAGTGACGCAAGATGAAGAATCGGGCGGTACCGCAACATTCCCGACACTTTTAGTCAGACAAATCGGTGGCACAGAAGCCGGACGAACCAATGAAGCAAAGACAATCAATGCAATTCGCCCAACTTTTCAGATCACAATTACAAACAAAGGCTCAAGAAAAGCAACTAAGGACATCGCAGCATATGCGGTGTCTTTTTTTAAGCAACAAATGTTTGAGGTATCAAATGTAATCCAAACAATTTCCAAGCAAGTGCGAACGGTTACATTCCGTGCAACTCGCGTAATTGGAAACATTGAGCATTTAGATCAGCTATAAGCAGAAAGGAAGTAGAAAATATGGCATCAACAAGTTATAGAACTCGTGTCATTGTAAAAGAGCACACGGAAAAACAGGCTGACTTTGCGGGAACATATAATCTTTTGGTTGCGGCTAAGTCAGTTCCAAGTCCTGCATCGCCGCCAAACACTGTTGAGTCAACAACAATGGAAGATGACCAGCAGACTTTTGAAAAAGGTATTAAGACTTCTGATTCAAGAGAAATCACAGGAAACCTTGAAAAAGAATATCTTTCAAAGGTGGATGGATATGGAGATAAAAAACTTGATATTATCCATCTGTATGGAACGGACGGTATCGGCGGTGTAGCGAAGTACGCATATGTCGGAACCGCAACGGCTACACCAAACGATGTAGGCGGAAACGATGAAATCCTTGAAATGACGGTAACAGTTATTCCAAGTACAGCATCAGAGCTTGTTACAGATAAGCTGACTGTTGTTGATAACAACGATGGAACATTCACTGTAACAGTGGTGGGGTAAAAAGCCTATCGGACGAGCAATCGACCGAGCCGGTAGGCGAGGATGAACGGTCGATAGCAGAACTTGAAACAATATAAAATAAGCAACAATGGGGCGGTGGCAACACTGCCCCTTGCCAATATAGGGCAGAAAGGCAAGGTAAAGCATGAAAGTTAAATTAGGTGGAAAAGAATATACAATTCAGTTTGCAACAAGACCATCGTTAAAATCACATATCTTACAGGATATTATGAAGACGCAGGACATGGAAGATATTTCTTCTATGGAAGATATTCTTCTTGAAACACTTCCTAAGACACTTCTTGTGGGATTGCAGATGCATCACAATGACGAATTTGGATATGATTACAAAACAAACAAAGGCTACGATGAGCAGCTTGAGAAGGTGTCTGACATTCTCTATGATGCGATTGATACAAACGAGATTAACTGCATGGATTTATTTGCTGATATGCAGGAGGAAATGATGACAAACGGTTTTTTAGCGCAGATGATGGAGTCATTGGAGAAAGCACAGGAGCAGGAGCAGGAGAAGAAAAAGACCCCATCCAAAGCGAAAGCCAAGAATTAACATGGGAATATTACGTTGCGGAAATCCGTCCGTTTTACCTTGTGGTAACGAAAGGCTACGGATTTTCCATTGATGATATAGATATGATGAATCCAGAGTTGCTTAAGCCTTATGTGGATGCATATAAGGCAGAATGGAAGCAACGCGACATGGAAATGTATATGTGGTTTGGCAGATATGCAACGTCAGCACTTGTGACAGCAATAGACGCGACATTCGGTAAGGGTAATAGTAAGTACGTGAAAGAAACTTGCTATGATTCCATCGAAAAGCATAATACGGACGATCCCGATGCAGAGATGCGAGAAATGCTTAAGGCAGAAGAAGCATGGGCGGCTGAATCAAGGAAATCACATTTACCAAAGCCAAAGATAGTTTAAGAAAAGAGGTATTGCTATGGCAGTAATTATCGGAAGTGCTAGGCGCGATGAACACGGAAACTGCTATTCTGGTGGAAAAGCCGGAGACCAGACCGGACAGGAAGTGTCTACGCAGAAGTTTTACAACCATTCTAAGGGATGGTACGTGCTAAGGGCGAAGGACGATAGGGTTGCGGAGAAGTTAGCCGAAGCTATGAAGATTGCGTGTGGCAACAAAAATATCGGCTATGACCAATTGGAACGCTACGGAGTCATTAAGCATGGTATCAACACAAAGGTCAAGACGGAATGCGATTGTTCTTCCCTTGTGCGTGCCTGTATTATCTATGCATCCGGCAAGGATGTGGGGGATTTTAATACATCCAATGAACGACCGGTAATTTTGAAATCCGGTTTGTTTGATGATATGGGTTCTTATCATGCCGGGTTTATTCTTCGCAACGGAGATATTCTTGTGACACGCATAAAAGGACATACAGTGATTGTTGTAGGAGGTGCGAAGAAAAGCAAAGGAAAGTATTATCCGAAGTATAAGGGAAACTCAAGCTCAATCGTTGAAGCATTAAAAGCGGTTGGGGAAGATGATGTGTCGAAAGAACATCGTGCGGAAATCGCAAAAAAGAACGGATTTTCCAATTTTAAGTTTACATCAGAGGAAAATTCGAAAATGCTTTCTCTTCTAAAAAAGGGAAAACTGAAAAAGTAATTCAAGGGCGGTAGGGGTCAAATCCTGCCGCCTTTTTAACCGGCTATCAATGTGGAAGATAGCCGCTAACCTAAAAAAGTTATAGGAAGTTGGTGGATAAATGGAATTAGAGTCTCTTGAAATAAAAATCCAAGCGCAGGCGCAACAGGCAAGCGGTCAGATAGATGCGCTTGTGACAAGGCTTGGGAGATTATCTTCCGCGCTTTCTGGACTTAGTACCGGAAATCTGAATAGTCTTTCCACAGGGGTAAACCGACTTGCAGGGGCAATGACGGCAATGCGTGGAATTGATACACGGACTTTTTCTGCGGTTGCAAGAAATGTAAGCAAATTAGGCTCTATCAACAGCAGGCAGATTAATGCCGCAGCTGGTTCTATGCGTCAGATTTCCAGTGCATTAAAAGGGATTTCTGGAATGTCAGCATCTGTTAAGGGTCTGACCGACCTTGCATCTGCAATCAAACAGCTTGGTTACCAGAGTTCCACCAAGGCAATTGAAAATATACCGAAACTTGCCACGGCAATGCGACAGCTTATGTCCGAACTGTCGAAAGCCCCTAGCGTAAGCCGGAATATTATTGACATGACAAACGCATTGGCAAAATTATCACGTACCGGTGGAGCGGCAGGAACAGCGGCAAAAAGCATCACAAGCTCATTTAGCGGATTTAGTTCAAGTGCATCCGTTGTAGCAAAGAAGTCGTTTTCCCTTGCGTCTGCAATCGGAAAAGTGTATGCAACGTATTGGGCTTTATTTCGCGGATTTAGGCTACTTGGAGACGCCATTGACATATCATCCTCACTGACAGAGGTTGAGAACGTTGTAAGGCAGACATTCGGGCAGTATGAAAGCCTAATTAACAATTTCGCAAAAACATCAATTGAAAAATTTGGTATGTCCGAACTGTCCGCGAAACAGTTTGCAAGCCGTTTCCAAGCAATGGGAACAGCCCTTGATATTCCACAGGGGCAGATGGCAAAAATGTCTATCCGGTTGACAGAATTAGCCGGAGATATGGCTTCATTCTATGATGTGAGTCAAGAAGATATTGCCAAGAGTCTGCAATCTGTATTTTCCGGTACTACGGCACCTATGCGGCGTTATGGTATCGACTTGACACAGGCAACATTAAAGGAATGGGCGTTAAAGCAAGGACTTGATGCGAACATTTCCTCAATGACGCAGGCTCAAAAAGCCATGTTGCGTTATCAGTATGTGCTTGCGCATACAACCAATATCACCGGAGACTTTGCACGTACAGCAGATACATGGCATAACCAGATAACCATGCTTAAAGAGAACTTCAAGGCACTTGGAGCGGTCGTTGGTGGTGGTTTAATCAATGCATTTAAGCCGTTTATTAAGGTACTTAATGCAGTTCTGCAGAAGGTGATTTCTTTTGCGGAAATGGTAACAAATGCTTTAGGTTCTATCTTTGGATGGAGATATGAAGCAAGCAAAGGAGCAGGAATCAGCGGTCTTGCTGATGATATTGGAAGCGCGTCTGATGGCATGGACGATTTAAGTAATGCCGCAGGAAGCGCAGGGAAAAACACAGGAGGTATCGCAAAAAATGCCAAGAAAGCAAAAAAGGAAATCCAACAGGCAACGCGTGCATTTGATGAATTAAAGGTTATTTCAAAGCAGAGTAAAGACAACACTTCCGGTTCTGGAAGTGGTGGAAGTGGAAGTGGTGGCGGTTCTGGTTCTGGCGGTTCCGGTGGCGGAGATATCGGAAAACTGGTTAAGACAGACACGATTTACAAGGATTTCGTAAGTAATATCAAAGACCTTGAAGGACTTGGAATTGAAATAAGAAAAGCCCTTGTAAAAGCCGTTGGTGGCATTGAATGGGATAAAATATACGCTAAAGCGTCCGGCTTCGGAACAGGGCTTGCGGAGTTTCTCAATGGTTTGTTTTCAGAAGATAAAAAGGGAAATAGCGTATTTACTGCAACCGCAGATGTGATTGCAGGAGCGTTGAATACTGCAATATTCGCATCAAAAGGATTTACGGATAAATTTAAGTTTGAAACTTTTGGCAATAACATAGCACATGGATTCAATCGCTTTTTCAAAAAATTCAAATGGAAAAAGTGCGCAGAAGCTATCAATGGATGGGTTGATGGATTTTGGAAGTTTGTTCACGGCTTCTTTGATGATTTGAGTTGGAAAGATATTTTTAATGGATTAAAAACATTCCTAACAAATTTAACACCAAAGAGTTTGGCTACAATTCTCATGTTTTCTGGTGGAAAACTTGCGCCTATAGTTTCATCTGCGCTTTGTTCTATACTAGGGTTTACAAGCGGAGGAAAAGGCGGAAAAGGTGGAAAGACTTTCAAACTCAACGGTCTTGGATTGGCGGCGTTTATTGCAACTATAGGTTTTCAATTGTCTGAAAAAAAGACAGATTTTACATCCTCTGTTGTAGAAGCATTGGCGGCTGGTGGAGCGGCATTTTATATGTCAGGCGGAAATCCGTATTTTGCGCTTGCCGGAGTAACGGTTTCGGTTGGAATTTCTCTTGGAAAGTTTTTTGTTGAAAAAAGTGATTCTATGAAGAAAGGAATTAAGAAACTTAAAACTAACATTGACACAATGTTGGGTAAAACAACAACTACTACTGGATTAGACGGAAAAAAGACAACGATCAAAACACCTTTGAGCCAATTAGGAAAAGGAAAGGTGAAAAAAAATGCATATTCTGGAACAAAAGAAATGCGGGATAACTATTCAAAGATTGTTGCAAATCGTGAAAAAAATTATGGAAAGGGAAAGGTTTCTGTTACGGCGGAAATTACATCCGCATCGGACAAACTGTCCGCAAAAAATAAAAAATTAAAAGGTTTTACCGCTGATTTAGAAAAGAATAAAGATAATATAGCGGCTAAAAATAAATCCTTAAAGAACTATACAGCTAACTTATCCAGCAATAAAGACGGGATTAAGCTGGGAGATAAATCTTTAAGCAATTATCTTGCAAATATATCCAAAAATAAGGACAAGATAAAGTCAAGTGATAAAACACTGGGAAATTACACGGCTAGTTTAACAGGAAACAAAGATAAAATACCTGACAAATACAAGAGGGTAAGCAATTACACCGCGGAGCTTATTGCAAATAAGGACAAGATTAAAAGAAGTGATAAGACATTAGATCACTTTACAGGCACTCTGACGAGGGTAACTGATAATATAAAGCCTGCAAACAAAAGACTTGGTGGATTCACTGCACTCATAACCTCTTTTGTGAACAGAATTAAAAATGCAGTATTAGACTTCACGGCTAGACTTACAGGAAAGAGTACAAAGAAAGCTGATGGCGGCGTATTTTCCGGTGGAAGTTGGAAACCGATTAAGAAATACGCAGTCGGTGGATTGCCAAACATGGGGCAGATGTTCGTTGCGAGAGAAGCGGGCCCGGAACTTGTCGGAACGCTTGGCGGTCATACAGCAGTAATGAATAACGACCAGATCGTGCAATCTGTATCAGACGGAGTATATCGAGCAGTGTTGGCGGCAATGAGAGGGCAGAAAACATCATCCGGAAGTCAGCCGGTACAGATTGTGCTTGACGGAAAAGTTATCTTTGACAGCACACGACAAAGTGCACAAGAGTATTTTAATCGTACCGGAATGTCACCATTCCCGGTGTAATCTAGTGACTTTTGCTCTTGTCTGTGGTACAATACATAAAAATCATAGACAAGGGTGCATTGTTCACCGGAAAGGGGTTACATATGAAAAGGTTTAAAAAATTTTTTACAGTAGCAGCATTATCGATTTCAATGCTGACAACAAGCGTAGCAACGCAGAACATTGTTGGGGTACAGGAAACTGTGCAGGCGGCAACTATCAAATTAAACAAGAAAGCCATTTCGCTTTATGTTGGGAAAACACAGAAATTGAAAGTTACCGGAACAAAAGCAAGAGTTAAATGGAGTTCAACCGAACCAAGCATTGCAAAGGTAGGTAAAAGCGGAATTGTTACGGCAGTATCATCCGGAACGGCAACGATCAATGCTAAAGTTGGAAAGAAAGTGATGTCTTGCAAAGTAAGTGTGAAAGAGAAAATCAACAGACTTGCATACGAAGATTCGAGCATTAAGGTTTACTTTACAGGGCTAAAGAAGGGAACATATCCGGACGAACTTATAGCTTGCTTGACAATCGAAAATATTACAGACAATAATATTACGGTTAATTCTGACACATCATCAGTAAATGATGTTATGGCAGAAGGAGTGTTATATCAAGATCTATCTCCACATAAAAAAGCCTATGTAACGTGGTGGACAATGGATGATAACATTGTGAGCTTGCCAATAAAGAATATTGACAACATACAACTATCCCTAGTTGTCTGGAATGAGGACTCGGAAGATTCCGACTACTACGTGACAGATTCTTTTGGATTACTGAAATGAGTTAAAGGATTTTTGGGAGGAATTTGATTATGAAACAAAGTGGATGGGGAATTGCATCTTTAGTGTGCGGAATAGCAGGCATTTTGTTAGCGTGTGTTGCGATAGGTGTAGTTCCTGCAATAATCGGTCTCGTATGCGCAATAATTGCACTTACGCAAAAATGGAAAGGGCATGGAACTGCAATTGCAGGTCTGGCTTGTTCAATAGTTGCGATAATTATTTTTATTTTTGCGGCACTTGTATTTGACGAAAGTGATTCAGACCAACCTAAAAAAGTTGAAAACAGTCGAGATGCGGAAGTATTGGACGATGAAACGGAAGAATCGACCGATTCATACGATGACTACTTCACATTAGGCGATTCGGTTGAGACTAATGACTTGATAATAACATTTTCATCTGCAAAATTAACATTGGACGATGTTGCGTATCAAAGTCCTGATGATGGAAATGCGTTTATGAAACTAGATTTCGAGTTTGAAAATATATCAGATGAAGATCAAGACATTTCTGGATATGATTTTTCTGCATACGCAGACGATTATGCTGTTGATTACATAGACAGCACATTTGACACAACGCTTAGTCCGGGTAAAAAAACTAAAGGTTCAATATATTTTGAAGTGCCTATGGACACGAATGTTTTTGACACAGAATACAGTACAAGCTATTATGGAAATTCAAAAGTAAAATTTTCAATAGTGGCAGAAGAATAAAAGTATAAGCCGTGGAAACACGGCTTATTTTAATTCCAAAATCGGATTGACACAAAATCAAAAATAGTCTTTCCTTATTACTAAGGAAACAACCTTATCCGTGAAGAAGCGGATTACTTACTCGAACGCCATACTGTACGAAAGAGGAAACCAATGTGATTTCACAACCGGTTTCCTCTTTTTTATTCAGATAAAAATGTATGGAGGTAGACACGAATGAAAAAATCACAACTTATGCTTAAGATTCAAAATAGCATTGAGGTATTTGAGAATCCAATATTCGGACAGATTAGAATGGTCATGGTCGATGATGAACCGATGTTTTGCCTTGTTGATGTTTGCAGGGCATTGGAAATTAAAAATGCTACAGACGTAGCAAAAAGGCTTGATGAAGATGAACTGACTAGATTAAATCTAGGCGGTCGTGCAGGAGAATCAAATTTCATTACAGAGAGCGGCTTATATGCGGTTATCGTTCGGAGCGACAAGCCGAATGCCAGGAAGTTTCGCAAGTGGGTAACATCCGAGGTTCTCCCTACAATCCGTAAAACAGGTGGGTATGTCAATAATGATGAATTATTTATTTCTACTTACCTACCATATGCAGATGAAAACACTAAACTGATATTTTCACAGACATTAAAAACTGTTAGAGAGCAGAATGAAACCATTAAAAGACAGCAGAAAGAAATCATCCATAAGGAAGATGTTATTATCGGACTCGTTGATGATATTGACTTGGCAACCAAGAGATAGCGGATAACGCAGATTGTCCGTTTCGGCGCCGATGGAAAGTATCAAGAACGCTATTCGTTGCTTTATGGAGAATTTGAAAGGAAATATCACTGCAACCTTAAATCAAGGATGGAAGGGTGCACACTCAAACCGAAAGTAAGAAACAAGATGGATTATATCGACAGGGAAATGGGAATGATTCCGCAGTTGTACGAAATCGCTTGCAAACTTTTTGAAAACGATGTAGAAAAGCTGAAATCTGAATGGGAATCAGTAGTAGCTTAAAATTTAATCAAATGGATAGCATCTACCAAACGGTAGGTGCTATTTTTATACCCATTTTTAGGAGGTAAACGATGGGATATGGCGGATATTTAGTAAAGTTTGGGAATTATACCATACCGAACAATTTAATAAAGCAGGACACGTTTAGTTCCTATGTAAATATGCAGGACAAAGACCCTTGGACGGATGAAAACGGATATGAGCATCGTGATGCCGTGGAACTGAAAGCCCTAAAGGTTGAGTTTGAAACCAAAGCCATGCTGACCGAAAAGCAGTTTGATGATTTTTGGAAGAACATAGAAAAGAACTATACCAAGGCAAAGGAGCGCGGTGGATATATCACGGCATACGTGCCGGAGAAACGCGGATATGTGACACAGTACGGATATATCGCTGATATTCAGCCTACGTTCTATTCTGTGGCACATGGGAAGATAAAATATGACCCAATCAAATTTTCGTTTGTAGGTGGTGTATATGATAAATAGCAATTTGAAAGAAAAGTATTGGGATTCCTCGACAGATAAACAGATGGTCATATCTGTTGTTGGAACGAACCAGAAAATAGACAATTCGATGCTTGAAATCGGTACGTTTGCGCTCGAAGAAAGTCTTTGTTCGGAGTCTGAACTAAAATTTGGAGCATGCGAAGCGAATTGTGTAAAATTCACAGCACGAAACACCGCAGGAAACATTATCGGAAAGACAATCTCTATCGAAGAAACGATTGACGGAGATAGCGAAAATCCGATGCCATACGGAGTTTTTAAGGTTGCATCCGATGTTCCTACGGCCGACCGCACAAAACGGCAGATTACGGCATATGACGCAATGTATGACATTATCAATACAGATGTAAAGTCTTGGTATGCAGGACTTAGCTTTCCAATGACACTTAAGCAGTTTCGTGATAGCTTCTTTGCACATCTTGGAATTGCGCAAGTCGAAACGAGCCTTGTCAATGATTCCATGACGGTCAATAAGACGATTGTAGCCACACAGACGGACGATTCAAGTGCGGTCACAGAAGAATCCGCTATCAGTGGAAAAACGGTTGTAACGGCAATCTGTGAGATTAACGGATGCTTTGGAAATATCAACCGACAGGGCAAGTTTGAATATGTCTTTCTAAAAGCAATCGCAAGCGCACTTTATCCGGCAGAAGATTTGTTTCCGGCAGACAATTTATTTCCGTCTGACGCAAATACAGAGTCCATGACCGGACACTATATCACGTTTGATTACGAGGACTTCCAAAGCAAGGAAATCACACAGCTTGAAATCAAGACAAGCGAGGATAATGCCGGTGCTATTGTTGGAACTGCCGGAAACAACTATTCGATTACAGGAAATTTTCTTGTATCAGATAAGACCGGAGCGGAACTTGAACAGATTGCAAATAACCTATTGCCTATTATGGCACAGGCGGCATACACACCGATTAAAAGTTGCACCTGTGTCGGAAATCCATGTCTGACACTTGGGGAACCAATCCGATTCAATACCACGAGAGAAATTGTTGAAACGTATCTATTGCAACGCACACTAACCGGAGTGCAAAGCAAGAGAGATTCAATCTCGGCACAGGGCACGCAGACACACTCTGCAAAGGTTAATTCTATCAGAGACACGATTGAAAGCGTGGAAAGACGTACCGGAAAGTTAGAAAGGAATGCAGACCATCTTCAATCCACGTATGAGGATTTAGAGGAACAGACAAATACCAAGTTTGAGCAGACCGCAAAAAGCATTGTCGCAGAAGTCAATCGTGCGCAAAAGGCAGAGGGTGCATTGGACGCATCCTTGGAATTGAAGTTAGGCAGAGACGAGAACGACCAGGTTATTTCGATGATTAATGCAAGTGCCGACCAAATTGTGTTGCGAGGAAACCGATTAATTGTAGAATGTAACAACTTTGAACTAGACGGTAGCGGACGAGTACATATAATAGAATCTCTGCTTTTTGACAGTGGTGAGGCATCTGGTGTAGAGATATTAGGACATGATGGAAGAAATAATGCATTATTGCAGAATGTTAAGTTGGACTTGTCATCTGTTACTGATGCAAACGGGGAAAACTTGGCGACAGAAAGTTATGTTGACGGTTCGCTGAGTGGCTACGCGACCAAAAACGAACTGCCAAGTGGGTATTTTACAGATGTAGACTATACACTTAATGATGGCTCTACAACCAAGTATTCGCCTAGACACTTTAATAAAATGTCTGATTTTGGTTCAAGGGAAAGTACCTTGGATATCGAGGGTCTTTTGATTTCTATTCCGAGTTCCGATAAAAGACTGAAAAATAATATACAATCATTAAGGGATATTAAAAGCGTTTATATGGCAATGTGCCCGGTTGAATATACATGGAAATCCGGATATATCACGCAGCACACAGGCTTACAGTTTGGTTTAATTGCGCAGGATTTAGAGAAGATTTTGCAGGATGCCGGATTGTCCGATAGCGGACTTGTACTAAAAGAAGATGCCGAAGAGGATGAAAAAGCAATTCACGGAGATTCAAAGACATGGAAAATCGACAAGGAAAATCTCCATGCAATGCACATACAGATGATCCAGATGCAGCAGAAAGAAATCGAACTTTTGCAGCAGAAAAACGAAGATCTGGAACGCAGACTATCCGTGTTAGAAAGGAGTGTGAGCCATGCAGAAAATATATAGCCGCATCAATTGGGAGAATCTTCCCAGCGAAAAAACAGCGGTAAATGAATCTAATCTTAACAAGATGGACTTGGCAATTGACAATCTGGATGATCGTGTGGTTGCTATGGATGCGTCTAAGGTTGATTTGGCAAAGGCAAATGAGCTTGTGAAAGAAATTCTGTGGGATGAATCCAAGGGAACACTGACCATAGTAAAAATGAACGGTTCACAGGCTGTGGTTGACACAAAATTGGAAAAACTGGCGGTAAACTTCAAGTATGATCCGCAGACACAACAGCTGATTATTACACTTGATGATGGCACCACGCAGAATGTTGATTTGTCTGCGTTGATTACAGAATATGAATTTCTTGATTCCGATACGATCGCATTTGAGATTACAGACGGCAAAATCAAAGCTATCGTAAAGAATGGTTCCATTACGGAAGATATGCTGCAGCCGAACTTCTTGGCAGATGTTAAAGTTGAAGCCGAAAAAGCGAAAGCATCAGCATCCGCTGCGGATGCGTCAGAAAAGGAATCCACGGTACAAGCTAATCTATCCAAAGAGTATGCGGATAAGGCCAAGGAATACAGCGATAACATTGATAAAAAAGCTCATCTGGCAACATTTGATGTGAATGAGGACGGCGAGTTGATCTATACAGATAACACAGCAGATGTGTTTACCGTTGATGATGACGGAAATTTGAATTGGGAGGTGGCTTAAATGGCTATAGCAGGAAGAGTGGCAATTGTGCCAAAGGGCGATTGGAGCGCAGATGCTACATATAAGAGATTGGATGCAGTGACTTATAACAATACATTGTATTTTGCGAAAAAAGAAGTTCCGGCAGGAACGGCAACAAGTAACACGGAGTATTGGTCTAAGTCTGTTGTAGGTGGTGCTAGTGCGATTGCAACAACAGAGGATGCCGGAGTTGTAAAGCCGGACGGAAAAAGCATGAGCGTAGATGAGAGTGGAACGCTTAGCATTAACTTGGATGGAACTACAATTACATTGGACGAAGCGAAAAACGTCATAAAGTTGGCAGATACCTTAAAAGAAAAAATCGGAAGCGCACTGCAACCGGAAAGTATCGTCAATAATCAGACAACGACTGTGGCGGGATTTGCACTGGACGCGCGGCAGGCTAACCCGAATATAGAAGGCACGCTGGCCAAGCAGGTAGCTGATTTAAACGGCAGTTTAAATGACTTAAATAATTTTAAATTCAGAAAAGTTATTGATAATTGGTCTTCATCGTCGCAAGTATCTGGTGGTTGTGGGATATACAAAATCAACACAATAGAAGATAAATTCTATAATTTGATATCTAAGAACGTAACAACTTTTAAAAATGTTGGCGATTACACACTTATAATATTTTCGTGGAATGGCTTAGAAACTTTAAACTATAGCTCTGGGTTGCTTACAACTCCACGAAGTACTACTTTTTGTTTTGTACAAGTTTGGGATGGGGACTTTATTCTATACGATGTTTAGTTTTATTCCGGAAAGAGTATTATTAAGAAATAACATTCCAATCCTGCCAATTTCCCGAATCTTTGGCACGAACGGCTAATTTTCCATTGTATTGTGAAGCTATAGATACACCTATTTGAACCGCATAGCCACCACCTGGCTCAACAAATGGAATTGTTAAAAGTATAGTGTGGAAATTTGGAAACGGATTATTGGTAGAAGTATCATAATTGCTGTTCGGTGGCATACGTGCAATTCCAGGGTCAGCGTTGTTCGCATCTTTTGTTTCTTTAATCGCATAAAATACAGTATTTAAACTGCCGTTTAAGAAAATATATCGAACAAATATTCGAATGTAACTTATAAACCATTTTTTATCATAGAAAGGAATAAAAAACATGGATAAAATTATTTTAAAAGATCAGGCAACCTTTGATGTTGCCGACGGCGCAAGCCTTGGCAACATCCAGATCCAGTCCAAAAATTTTGACGGGATTAAAACGATCACGGACGCTTTTGCAGAGAACAACCTTGCGGAGGTAACATTTACACACAACGATGCAGTGTCGGGGAAATATACCGATCTGAAATCCGATGGGTTTACATATATGCCGAACATGGGCGAAGATGGCGCTGAAGATGGTACATACACCGTAACGGTCAGCTTGCGGACAAAGACGGAAATGGAAAAGGCAATTGATGAGCTTAAAGCCGGGCATGAAGCAAATGCAGAAGCAATCCAAGAACTGGCAAACATTGCCGCAGAAAGTGAGGTGTAGGATATGGTTAAATTCTACGTGAGACGTATTCTGGTAGACAAGAAAATGACGATTGATGAAGTGCCGATGCGTTGGCGCGCAAAAGTGCAAGAAGAGATTGAGAAACAGCTTTCCGCTTCTTTGCAACGACATTTTCTGTCGAAACTTGCGACCGAAAAATGTTGAAATCATGCATATTGCAGTGATACTATGGACTTGTCCGAAAGGACGCTTCAAGTTCTGGCATGGGTGGGGCTTGGCATGGCTCCGCCCATAATTGGGGATTGACTATGCCGAACACACGTTCTATAATTACTTTGTTGGTACATAATAGTTTATGATTGGAGGTTTTTTATGTCGGGAGAAGTAAAAACAGAAGAGACTTATAAAGAAGAAATTATAACTATGATAAAAGAAATTGAAGACTATAAGATGTTAAAAATTTTGCATGGATTTGTAAAAGCTGGTTTAAAAGAAGAAAAAGCAGGGCATTGAACCCTGCTTTCTTTTAGAATATAAATTTTTCGAAAAATTCACATAACAATTCTTTTTTGCTTACTGGCAATCTGCTATATTCAATAATAATTTTTTTGAAACGTTCATCATTCATTCCAATATTTAATACAACACTTGAAAATTCTTCGTCAACAGATTTATTTATGCGTGGGTCTATTAAATCTGATTTTCCGATTTTGAAATAATCAGCCAATGCCTGAAGCTTTCCTGACCTTGGAAATGATTTTCCGGTGCACCACATACTTAGAGTCGTTGGGTTAATACCTAAGTCTTTTGCGACATCTATTTGCTGTTTTTGATTTAATTCAATATAGTATCTTAAATTTTCAGCAAACACTTCTTTTTGGATATCGTCTACATCCATTTCGTTAAATTGATTTTCGTTATCCATTTCTTCTGCCCTCCTTTCTAACTGTATTATAAACCAATAAAATAAAAAATTCAATATTAAATCCAATAAATTTGAATTTTAGTGTTGACAATCCAAAATAATTGGATTATGATTAAACCATCAAATATGAAAGGAGAGAAAAAGATGCCTAGAATTTCATTAGAAGCAGTTCGCGTAAATGCGAAAATGACACAAAAGGAATGGGCTGAAATGCTTGGTGTATCTAATGCAACCGTTGTCAATTGGGAAAAGGGCAAAACAGAGCCTAGCTTATCACAGTTGAAAACCATGAGCAAATTGTCTGGTATTCCGATGGATTTTATTTTTGTGCCAGATACATCCAATTAAATTGGATTATAAAAGAAAGGAAGCGAGTGAGGACATGAAAGAAATTAAATCCGTGAATGATTTGGTTGTTGTTCCGGTTTCCTATTTCAATGGAATGGAAAAGGAATTGCAGAAGATTTTAAACAAAGTGGATATTCACGATATGGATGTCATGGAACAGGTTCTCCATATGCGGAAGTGGCTGAAAACCAAAACCGTATATGAAGAAACAAAGAGATTATATCCTAATCTCCGTTTGGAAAATATTCATTTGCTTTTACCGCAAGAAGAGAGTGACGAAAGGGGGTTAGAATATGGAACACAAACCACAAAAAATTGAAATCAAGCCGAGAAGAGAGGGAGAACCACCGTCAAGCATTCATCTTTTTGTAGATGGACATGAAATCAAAGGAATTAGAAAACTTGATTTTTCTGTAGAACCAAACGGTCTTCCACATTTGGTGCTTGATTTACAGGCATTTAATTTGACTGTTGATGCCGTTTGCTTGATATATCAGGAAAAAATCGGGGCAATTAATCTACAGATTGCAGACGAAGAAATTCCCCGAACGTGAGATTTTAAGTCCGGGGAATAATGGTTACATCTTTTCGCCAACAAAAATATTGTTTGATGAAAGGACAGAGCAACTTGATTGACTGCAAATATTGCCGTCACGCTTGTATTTGCAATCATAAGTACCACAGTATTCTTCTGATGATTCAGTAGTTTTGCTTTCGACAACATTTACCTTAACTTGATAATCAGAACGCTGTTGCTCGCAATAACCATTTATGATTCTTTGTTTCAAAAGATTTTCACCTCCCTTATTTGATGATAAGGGAATTATACCACAGAAAGGAGAGCTATGAACGAATTACAGATTTTCAATAATGAAGAGTTCGGAGAAGTCCGAATGACAGAGATTAATGGGAAACCGTATTTTGTAGCAACAGATGTTGCAACCGCACTTGGTTATACGAACCCGCGCAAAGCGATTAGTGACCATTGCAAGGGGGTAACAAAACGTGACACCCCTACATCTAGTGGAGTGCAACAGATGTCATACATAAATGAGGGGGATTTATACCGACTCATTATGAAATCAAAATTACCTAGCGCAGAGAAATTTGAAAAATGGGTAATGGAAGAGGTACTTCCGTCAATCCGTAAGAATGGCGGTTACATAGCAGGACAGGAAACCTTGTCTGATGAAGAGTTGCTTTCCAAGGCTCTTATGGTGGCACAACGAAAGATTGACGAAAAGAACAATATTATTGCCATGCAGGACTCGCGAATCCAAGGAATGATACCTAAAGAGATTTTCGCTGATGCTGTATCAGCAAGCCATACATCAATCCTCATTGGAGATTTAGCAAAGCTGATTTGCCAGAACGGTGTGCAGATAGGACAGAAGCGGTTGTTTGAGTGGTTGCGAGAGAATAACTTCCTTATTAAAAGCGGTACTTCTAGGAACATGCCAAAACAGAGATATGTGGAACAGGGATTGTTCGAGGTTAAAGAAAGCAACATTCAGAATCCGGACGGTTCAGTAAGAATCACAAAGACAACGAAAGTTACCGGAAAAGGACAAGTTTACTTTGTAAACAAATTTCTGAAAGGAGCATGAATGAAAAAAGTAATCCAATTCATCATAGGTGCGGTTGCAATGGAGTATTCCTTGGTTGCCGCGTGCTATATGGATAGTGAGGGCACAGCCGGGAATATGGTGGCTATTAAATTTGTAGCCGGTGCAGTAATTGCGGCAATCATGTATTACTGGTCGGAAGTAGACCGGAAGAGAGCCGAACTTGACAAGCGAATTAAGAGAAAACGCAGAATGAGAGAGGATGCATGGTAGGCGTTGTGTATATAAGTGGCACAAGATGTTCCACGAAAGAAAAGCGTATGCTTGCTGAACTTTTGGCAGGGAAACGAAAGAAACAGAATGATAAAGAAAATTTTGAAAAGGTTCTTGACAGAGAAATGGAAAGGAGAAGCAATGGAGAACAGAATAACGTTGATCGGTGATGTTGTATCAGCACCAAGGGAAAGCCATAAATCAAACGGTAAGAAATTTTATAAATTTTTCATCGGAGTTGAAAGAAGAAGCGGTGTTGCAGATATTCTTCCGGTACTGTTTGATGAAGAAATCAGCGACACAGGAATCAGCGGAACGATATGTGTCAAGGGAAAGATAATTACCCGGCACGTAAAAACAGGGTCTGGAGAAGCCATTCTTATGTATGTTATGGCTGATACAATCACAAAAGCGGAGGATGAAAGTCCTTTGAATGAAGTAAGCCTTGACGGAATCATCGAAGAGAAGAGGCTTAGAGAAACACCACTTGGTCGTAAAATCTGTGATGTGAAACTCAAAAATTTAAGAGATAACGGAAAAGAGGATTTGATTACCTGTATTGCATGGGGAAAATGTGCAGAATATACAAACTCACTTGCTTTAGGCGATAGGGTAAGCACATACGGCAGATTACAGAGCCGGAGATATAAGAAAACGTGTAAAGATGGTCACGTTGTGGAAAAAGTTACATATGAGTTATCAATAAAAGGAATCGTGTGGGTGTAACATGGGGAAGAAAAATTATGTTTATGTTCCAAAAGAAGAGTATGAAGAACTGATTGAGTGCAAGTTACATATCAACATGTTGCACGAATACATTACAAAAGAACACGAGGACAATATCAGATTGCGCGGTTGCAAACAGGATACAACAGATATTCTGACAATCGAAACTTTGAGCGGATACACGGAGAGCGAAAAGCATTTCGATAGACTGAAAAGAGAATTTAAAGAAAGGGTGAGACAAAAATGCGAATGATTTTAAAATCGTTACATATTGAAAATTTCAAGGGAGTAAAGGATAAGACATACGAATTTGGCAAGACAACAAGGATTTCCGGCATGAACCGTAGAGGAAAGACCACAATCGGGGCGGCATGGTACTGGCTGATTTCTGATAAGAACTATGAGCTTGTCAGCAATCCAAACATTAGACCGGACAATGTAGAAGATTGCATTCCGACTGTTACTGCAAATGTCGGTGTAGACGAAAAAGAAATCACTCTTTCCAAGATGCAGAAGCGAAAAGTCGGAAAGCCGGATAAAAATGGAGTTTCGAAAATTACAATCACAAATACATATGAGATCAATTCTGTGCCTAAGACAGAACGTGATTTTAAGGCATATCTGGAAGAATTAGGGTTTGAGTTTGATAAATTCCTCATTTGTTCGCACCCGAATGTGTTTACCAAGGATTTGTCGTTGAAGAAAAAACAGGATGAAATGAGAAAATCCTTATTCGCTATGGCAAGCAAAAAAACAGATTTAGAGATTGCGCAAATGAATAAAGAAACTGCGGATGTTGCCAAATTGCTTGAATCCTACAAATTTGAAGAGATTGAAGCCATGAACAATGCTTCCAAGAAAAAGGCGGTTGAGCAGTTAGATGCGATTCCTAATCAGATTATCGGTCTGGAGAAAGCAAAAGTTGATGTAGATGTGGCAGAGCAGGAGTTATTGAAAGCCGATTTAGAGAGAAAGATTGAAGCACTTGAAGATTTAATGGCGAAATCTGATGTTCGGATTGACGAAATGCGCAACGAAGAAATGCACTGTCAGTTTGAAATGTCAGCTATCGCGCAGACAATGGATAATGAGCTTTCAAGCAAGAGACATGAGATTGAAAATCACAAATATGACCACGAACGGAAGCTAGAGGATGTTCGTTCATCTATCAGAAAAGCGCAGGATTCAATTGAGGGTAATAAGAAATCAATTTCTGAACAGACTCTTAAGAAAGCTGACCTTGTGAAAAAATACAATGGGGAAGTAGTAAAGAAATTTGATGATTCCAAGTGGGTATTTGACGAATCTACAACGGTTTGTTCGTTATGCGGACAAAGATTGCCGGAAGATAAAATAGAGTCTTTAAGAGCCGATTTTTCGCAGAGAAAGGCGGATGCAATCGAAATATTTAATGAAGAACACGCGAAAACACTTGCCATGATTGTTGATGATGGAAATGCGTGTGCTGAAATGATTAAGAAGCTGACCGAGAATAACAAGGAATTAGAAAACACAATCAACACCTTGAAACTGAATGAAGCGGAAGAAATTGATATTATCAATGGATTTGATGAACAGATTTCTAAGATTCCGTCTTGCGCTGATTATATGCAGAACGCTGAATATGCCAAGTTAAAGACTAAACAGGATAAATTGCTTGCTGATATTGCAGAGTTAGAGTCCAAGGGCAAAGATAAGGTGGCTGATTACGCAAAAGCTGATAAGGAAAAATTGAAGAGCCAGCTTGATGAAGTAAATAAGATTATCGCACAGGCTGAAAACAATGTTCAAATTGATGACAAGATTGCAGATATGCAACATAAACAGCGCGAGTATGGACAAGCAAAGACAGATGCCGAGAGGATTCTTTATCAGCTCAAAGAAGTTTCAAAGCGAAAGAATGGGTTGCTTGTTGAGGAAATCAATCAGCATTTCGGTATTGTACGTTGGAAGTTGTTCGATTTCCAGAAGAACGGAGAATATAAGGAAGTTTGTATTCCTACAGTGCTTGATGAAGAAACCGGAATTTATAAGGTATTCGGGGACACAACAAACACTGGCAGGGAAATTGAAGCGAAATTGGATATTTGTAACAGCTTCCAGAAGTTCTTCGATATGTATGTTCCTATCTTCCTTGATGGTGCTGAGAGCATCAATGACGAATATGTGCCGGTCGTTGATACTCAGTTAATTCTTCTGACGGTTTCCGAGGACAAACAGTTGAAAGTAGAGGGTGTGTAGAATGTCAAGAATAGGCACAAAGAACAACATCACACAGCCGGATGCAAGGTGTATGTCATGCAAGCGTTGGAAGAGTGCAAGTAAAGGGTTCTGGGGAAGAGACGGACATTGTTCTCTTCCGTATTGCGAAAAAGATATGAGAAATAAAGGAAAGAGAGGGTTTAGAAGATGAAACAGCAGATTACAGAGGAAATGAAAATCCAGAATGAATGGTACAAAGAAGCGAAAAAACAGACTGTGGAAACACTTCCGGAATTTGTAAGGCATTTAACAGAAGACTATTCGCATGATTATGGGACTATTTGCCACGCAGTTGCGGCAGCAGGAATAGCAGCCATGTGCGCGGTTGACAATTCTCCGACAGGTGGAATTACCGGATTTCAAGCCTGATGTATTATGTGGCAGGTTATTAGAGAATGGAATTTTCAGAACAATAAGACAGGGTTGAAAATTCTTGATTATGACGATCTTCTTTATCCGCAGTATAAAGCTTCTTTTGTATCTATAAGTAGTAAAATTTGGGAATCTGTCAAGAAAGAAGCTCAAAACAAAATTAACCAGAATAACGATAAAGTGGAAAAATGGAAGGTTGCTCATGATAAATGGGCTATTGATATGGAGAAGTTTAAAGTAGACGTTGTGGAATGGCAGAAACAGCATCCGGAATACCCAACATATGAGGACAATCCAAAATTCTATGAGCATCTTTGCTTTGGAACCGAGAAAGAATGGGATGAGGAAAATAAGAAGCAGGAGAGCGGATTTATGTTTGCTCCAACGGAACCATGCAATCCAAGTGCTAATCCAGATGTTATTGCACATTGGAAATCTATTGTTAATGGAAATGTTCCATTTGGTTTGAAAATTAAGGAGGAATGATAAATGCAGTATATCAAAGCAAAATTTCCAAACAGTACCAGAAGCTACGTATATCGCACCGAGGATTTTGTGAAAGCCGGTGACACGGTTGTAAATTCCAAGGGTGCAAAGCTGACCATTACGGATGAAACCGTGGATATGAAGTGGGTGGATACCTACGGCGCTGATAAGATGGCAATTGTGAAGAAATATGAAGAGCCGGAAGATGCCGGAGAAAGAGAGGAATAAATAATTATGGCAGAAACAAAGAAACAGGAAGTTGCAGTTAAGCAGGGAATGAATACAAGACTTTCATTTTATGCAAATCAGTATACCGGACTTATGGAGCGTGATTTCGCAGAACATGGTCTTGCCTTTGATGATTATTCCAAACAGTGCGTTATGGCATCTATGAGTGCCATTTACAACCTTGTTACATCGAATAAGGCGGCTATGGAAAATCTGAATGGTTCTAATTTGAGACAGGTTATCGGGCAGGTTTCCAGCCTTAAACTTAATGCAAATGCCGTGCCAAGAGAGTGTTATTTCCAGTTGAGAAATAAGCAGGATGCCAATGGAAATTGGTATAAAGAGGTTGAAATGGGTATTGAGGGAGACGGAAACGATGCACTTCTCCGTAATTTCGGTGTTGGTGTTAAAAAGGTCTATCCGGTATGGCTTGTGAAAGAAGGGGATGAATTTACATATCCGAAGCACAGAGGTGTTGAAGTTACGCCGCCGGAGTGGGAAGAAAAAGGATTGTCGCAGAAAGTAATCCGTGTAGTTTATCCAGTCGAGATGGACGGTGGAAAGATTGAATACATGATTGCGGAACGTGAAGGCGTGAAAGGAAACCTTTTGGCTCATGTGCGCAACAATCTTTTGAATGAAACGTTTGGAATTTGCGAGAATAAGCGCAAGGCAACCGACAAGCAAAAGGCTGAAATTAAGGCTAAAAAGGACGAGATTATCAGTGCACTTCTCGGATGCAAGACATTGGAAGAAATGCTTGCTTGTGAAGTGGCAAGACCTTATATGAGCGCGGCGTGGAGAGAAACTTCCGAAGCTATGATTATTCGCAAGATGCGTAATAATGCAATCAAGAAGCATCCGAAAGACCTTAACGCTATGGCTACACAGTCACTTATGCAGATGGATGAAACTTATCAGCAGACGCAGGAAGAAATTGCCGAGAACGCCAATTCAGAGCCGTTTGTTGTAGCAGAATCCGAAGCGACCGACGGTGCAGCAGTCGAGCCGGAGAAAGTCGTTGAGAATGACGAGAACGTACCGGACTTTATGAAAGATTAGGGAGGTTTTTATGAGAGTAATTTCGCAGGACGGGACAAAGGATTTCCCGTATGATAACGCTTGGGTTTCTGTATATGAAGGATGTATAAATGGGCGCGTTTATGTGAGGATGCAGATATGTGGATATGATGATTCAGTAGATGTTGCAGATTATTCCACCGAAGAAAAAGCAAAGAAAGCCATGGAAATGCTTAGAATTGCGTATGAAAATAATGAATTTTATCATCATACTGCCAATTCAAAATACTTTACGGAAGTTTGCCAAGTGTTAAGCAGCGAAATGTTTAGGAAAAGTACATCAGAATATTTTCAGTTTCCTGCAGAGGAAGAATTGGAGTAGGGTATGGGAAAACATACAATGTCAGACTTATATCAGATGCAGTCACTTCCGCTTTCTGCAAAAATAAGCATGACTGCACGTAGAATAAATGAATGGGTAAACGAACACGGAAATATGAATATTAAGTATTAAGAAAGTGAGGTGGTTTAAATGCTTATGCGATGTTGCGGTTCATCATCAGCAGGCAACAGTTACGCTTTAATCAGCAGCAGTGGTGAGATTCTTGCCATTGAAGCAGGTGTGAAATTTATGGACTTTAAGAAAATGATTGATTGGAAAATAGCAAATGTTTCCGGATGCATTGTGAGCCACGAACACGGAGACCATGCACGATACATAAAAGATTTCATGCAGTCCGGCATTCCGGTTTATACGGCATTTGAAACACAGACCGCACTTGAAACCATTACAGGAGAGCGTACAATAGCCATTCCACCGCGCAGACCAAGGCAAATCGGCAGTTTTACAGTAACACCGTTCAATGTGCCGCATGATACAGAAATCGAGTGCTACGGTTATTTAATCGAGCATGAGGAAATGGGTAAGCTGCTATTCCTAACCGACTTGGAATATTGCAAGTACGACTTTTCTGGTATAAAGGTTGAGCATATCATGGTTGAAGCCAATTATAGTATGGACTTGGTAGACCGGAATGAGCCAAATTACGAACACCGTTTGCGAGGTCATATGAGCCTTGATACGGCACTTAAATTTATTCAGACGAACGACAACCCAGCTTTACGAAATGTCGTTTTAATACACTTATCGGACACAAGCGGAGATCCCGCGTTATTCCTACAACAAATGGAAGAAACAGTTAAATATGGAGCAAATGTTTATGTTGCAGAAAAAGGACTAGAGGTTGATATGAACCTTTGTCCGTTCTGATTGGTTGAAACACCTTGGCGAAAGCCTAAAAGAAACTATCTTGTTTGGCGAATAGTTATCACAAACCTTATTGAAAGCCATGTTTTGGCGGTGCGTTTACCGTGCCGCCCTTACAAAAGATTGGAGGTAAAAATTGAAAATATGTGAATACTGTATGGCTGAATTTGAGCCGAAGCGACCAGATCAAAAATACTGCAGACCCAAATGCGCAAAAAGATACGCACAGTTTAAGAATTTTAAAAAGGCTGGAAGAATTGTGTATACAAGAATATGCCCGAAATGTGGCAGGCTGTTTATGACGATAGATGAACGCAAAGTTGATTGCCAAGACTGCATCGGCATTGACATTAAAGAACGATTGAGAAAGCCAAAGAAAAAGGATGATGCAATCAAGGCTGTGAATCATATGGCACGCGCTTCCGGAATGAGTTACGGAAAGTTTGTGGCTCAAATGAGCATGGAACGGTTAGAGAGGAAGTGATTGAATGGATTATAAGAAATTCAAACAGGCGAAAGCCGTTGAAGCAAAGAACAAAAAACGTTGGTTGGAAGTGAACCCAAAGCTGGATGATGAAAGCGGAATTTACGCGTTAGTAAGGGTTGACGAGTATGGCTTCCGGTATGCCTACGTGGGACAGGCAAAGCATATTTTGACAAGGCTTGCACAACATCTTGTTGGGTATCAGCACATTGATCTTTCGCTGAAAAAGCACGGTCTGTTTTCGCAAGACAACAAATATGGTTGGAAAGTTGGTTGCGCGCATTATCCAGAAAATGAGCTGGACGAGAAGGAGCAGTATATTATCAAACTGTATGCAGACAAAGGCTATCAACTTCGCAATAAAACAAGCGGTTCACAGGGCGAGGGTAAAGCTAAGATTGATGATTACCGTCCGGCAAAAGGCTATTATGACGGCATTAAACAAGGCAAAAAGAGTCTTGCCAAGGAATTATCGCATATCGCTGAAAAGCACCTTGAAATCCGTTTGAAGCCGGAGAAACAGGGCAATAAGGTTTCCGAGAAACAGTATGAAAAATTCATAAATTTATTAAAGGCAGGAGAGACAAATGGGCGAGATTAGAGCAAAACTGGTTCGAAAATATGAAAATGATGTTGCATGGTATTTTGACGAGTACGAATTAGAGTGTATTGAATGCGGAGCGCATTATATGAGCGGTCGCTATAATAGTCGAACTAATCCTTATTGTCCAATTTGCAGGAGAAAACATGAGAGAGAAAGGCAAAAGAAAAGCAAACTTGCAAAAGCTACAGCATTACGAAATCAGATAGTAGATAGCTTTGTTGATGATTTTTGCAATTACATAGACGAAAAATATCATCGCTTTGCAGATGATGAACGTGTGGAAATGCATGAGTTCGCAAATAAGTGGAAACAGGAGAAACAGGAACGATAATTCTCTAAAAACAATATAAGAAGTTTATGACACTGATTCACGCAAAAAGGGGGCACAGAATGAACGTAGGAAATCAAGCCTGCATAGGTCAAATGAGCCTGTTTGACTTATTTCCAACAGAACAGAGCGAGAATTTTAATCCCATTTCTGCATACGCAATGAAAGGTTCTTTATCTCAAGGCGGAAAGCAACGTATCTTTGAATACTTCTTGGCAAACAAGAACAAGAAAGACAGGATCGCATTCTTGAAAGAAGAGTATGGGATTGGTGGTTTTGGGTTTATGACAAACGAACCGTATGTTGTCCACGATGCTAGGCACGATGCCAAGTCACATGAAATCGAGTATAACGGTGGCAATGGTGTAAATTGGAAAATGAGTATTTCGTATGCGCAATTAGAGAATGAAATCGATCGCTTAATTACAGAAGATAAATATTTGGCAAAAGGAGAGTGATTAAATGGCAGAAGTCAAGTGGATTAAGATCACAACAGATGTTTTTGATGATGAAAAGATTCTGCTGATTGAGAGTATGCCGAGTGCGGATAGCATCATTACGATTTGGTTCAAACTTCTTATTCTTGCCGGGAAACAGAATAACAACGGAGTGTTTATGATGAGCAATAAGTTGCCGTTCACGGATGAAATGCTTGCCACCATTTTCCGCAGAGATTTGAACACGGTAAGGCTTGCGCTTAAGACCTTTGAAGAGTTTGGAATGATTGAAGTCGTTGACAATGTGATAACGATTCCGAATTGGAATAAGCACCAAACGCTTGACGCTTATGAGAAGAAAAAGGAACGTGACAGGCTATATCAGCAGAACCGGAGAAAGAAGCAGAAGAACCTAATTGAGCAAAAATCGCCCGATAAATCGTCTGACGTCGCTGTTTCAGATAAAGAAGAAGAAAAAGAAGAAGATAAAGAGAAAGAAAATATAAAAGAAAATTCGCTGTCGACCGATTCCGGAGATTTGTTTGATTTTGACGATGCATGGGAAAAGACTTTTAGTATATACCCCAAGAAAACAGCGTACAGTACCTCTAAAACGGCTTGGATGGATAAAGTGCTAGAATTTATCGAAGAGAACCAACCGGACATTGCACGGCTGTTATACAAAGCCACAGAGGTATATTTGAGTGACTATCAAGAAAAGAACCCAGACGATACGGATTTTCGGTACATTCCAAAATATGTTGATTGGCTTAAAAATGATTGCGACTATTGGTTGCAGATTGCGGAGAAACGAGGTGATTGCAATTGACAGAAGCAGAGTTTGGAGTGATCGGGTGCGTATTGATTGACAATGATGTATTAAATAGTATCTGGCGGACGCTGAAACCGGAAATGTTTAGTTCGGATTTCGCACAGGACACATACAAGGAAATGCTTGCCATGTATGACCGGAATGAAAGTATTGATCCAATGTCTTTATCAATGGCACTTGAGAACTACAAATACACCCAGGAACAGATTAGCGAATTGATGAAATCCTGTATTACCGGAACAATCACTTCAACTATGGTCAAAAGTTATGCCGATGCGGTTGCGAAAGAATACAAAGTAAGAACGGTTCGTGACATGTATCAGAAATCCAGCTTAAAGCCATGTGACATTGATGATACAATCAGCGATCTTCTTACAAAACTTGAACATTTGCAAGAGGGAAAAGAAGTAAAGCTGAAGCCAATTAAGGAGATTGTTGGTGAGAATAAGGACAAGTATTTCAACGAAAGTGTTGGAGAGGGCGGTATAAAAATCGGGTTATCACAGCTTGATGATGCGCTTGGAGATCTTGAACGCGGTGACGTAACAGTAATTGCCGCAAGACCGGCAGTTGGGAAATCCGCACTTACAACGCAGATTATTGGGAATATGGCAAAAAAAGGACTTAAAGTCGCATATTTCAACTTGGAGATGATCGATAAACAGGTGTATGAACGATTTATTTCAAGGCTTGCGGAAATCGGTTTAACGAGAATCAGAAGGGCAAAAGCGTTTCTTGGTGATGAACAGGAAAAATTTAACCAAGCAAATGAAGAAATGAGTGATTATCAATTATGGATTGCATCCGGTACCGTATCTCCGAGGGAAATAAAGTCGGAATGCAGACACCAAAACTTTGACGTTATCGTTGTTGACTATCTGCAATTGCTTATGCCGGATAACAGATATTCCGGAAGAAATGAAGAAGTAGCATCAATTTCAAGAGGTTTAAAATCGGTTGCAAGAGACTTAAATACACATGTAATAGCACTTTCGCAGATAACAAGGGCTTCCGAAAGCAGAGACACAAAAGAACCTACCATGGCAGAATTGAGGGAATCCGGGGCAATCGAACAGGATGCGTCAAACATAATCATGCTGTGGAATCTGTCAGACAATGACAAGGGAGCCAAGGGCGCAAAAATCGAGAAGAACAGACAGGGAATGACAATGCGTGAAGCAATGGAGTTTGATGGAGATCACATGAAGTTTGTTGAAATCGAAAAACCGTTTGATGATGTTGTTGCGGAGATAAAAAAGAAAGAACGTGGGGACGGATTCAAGCCGTACAATGGCGATTGTCCATTTTAGAGGTAGTGGCTATGGCAAGTGCAAAGATTGAAAAGGGTTCGGAAGAATGGCAAGTATTTATGGATTATTGGCAATTCATTCAGAAATACTATTCACCGGACAGCACTGATTCTTGGTGGGATGAAGTTGTAAAAGCCGGAGAATCATTGATAAACAAATACAAAGGAATGGAGATTGAAGAGCGTGCAAGACAGCTTGTATTGAGTCATTTTGCATGGTTGGAAATCACATACAGAAAGGAGAAATCAAAGAAATGAGCAATGCTTTGAGACGGAATAAAAAGCCGGCATTTTACACAAAACAGGAAATGCGGATTATCGGGCAAAATGATTTTGAAAAGAGAAATGCCGATAAGGTTATATCAAAATCATACAAAGATTTTGTCGTGATTGGGTACATAATTCTACATGACAAATTCGGATTCGGACAGGCAAGAATCATCCGGTTGCAGGATTTTTTGAAATCCTACTTAGATGAAGCAGCATCCGGTGGAAATACTGGAAAGGACTTGTCTTTTTATCTGAAAAGTAAATACGGAATCGACATCAAAGAAGAAGTCGGGAAAATTCCGCAGAGACAGTTAATGAACATGTATGCAAAGAAAGGTTTCTGCATCGAGCGTGAAGCATACAGGCTTTCCAGCGCATCGTTGTTTAACTATTTTGCACTGACACTTACGATTCTGAAAAAGGAGTTTAAGATAACAGCGAAACAGTTGCAGTATTTCACGGACAAATTCATCGACTACATTAATACGTTAGCTAATTACAAGCAGTTTCAGTTAACGGTTCCGATGATAGCGCAGAGTTTGGCGAATGAGATTAAGTTTGTATGTGATTTGGAGGTTTAATATGACGAATAAAGAAAAATATGCGGATAAAATCATTGATATTACAGTAAGTAAACTTGCACTCAAAGATGGCGAGCCTGTTCCATGCGCAGAGATGAGATGTTCAGAGTGCGGATTCTATATTTCTAATTATTCATGTAAACATAAAATGCTGGAATGGTTAGATTCAGAATATGTTGAGCCGCCTGTTGATTGGAGCAAGGTAGCGGTCGATACGCCGATTCTTGTGAAAGACGTAAAAAGCGGCGAGTGGAATCGGGGATATTTTGCAATGTATGAAAACGGCACGGTGTTCACTTGGTATCATGGAGCAACATCATGGAGCGCAGAAGGTGAATCAGATATTGCAAGTTGGAAATTCGCGAAGCTGGCAGAAAGTGAGGGATAGCATGGAGAGACTAACGGAGAGAAATCCGTTGTGGATTGATGATGAAATGTGGGAAAGGGCATGTGAACCAGATTGTGAAGAAATA